CAGAGCGGCGCGCAGGGCTTTCAGTGGGTTCTTCATGATCCCTCCTCGGGAAAGGCGTGGTCGAAGGCGGCTGCGCACGTTCCCGCTGCCTCCCCTCTGTGGGCACCTGGGTTCGGGCAGTCCTCCCAGAATGGCGGTCCTCCCTGTCCTTCGCCCTCGTAGACGAACTTCGCTGCTGCCTCTGTCGCCTCGTCGGAAATCACCCGCTCCCGCACCTTCGGTAGCACGGCTTCGAGGGCGACGCGCATACGCGGCCCTTGGTTCTCTGGCAGGCCCGCTGACTTCACGGCCGCCTCGACCAACTCGTCCGGCACCTTCATCGCAACCTCCTCCTGATCGGGTGTACCCGCTGAGCCTAGCATAGACTGAAGGAACTTCATCTAGCTCCCTTGCGGGATGGCTCTGCCAAAGGGCTTAGACTCCCCGCCGTGGAGAACGGGAAACTGCCGAAGTCCGCTCTGGCACCGATTCCAGGCGGGGAACTCGCGAAGGATGCCGCAGCGGCTTGGAACGCTCCTGGCGGGCCTGCCGACGCCGGACTGCGGCCGACCGGCTCACAATCGAGCTACCGGACCTATGACGAGCAGGTCGCGCTCTACAAGCTCTACCAGGAAGGCAGGGGCAATCTCGCTGCGGTTCCCGGCACCTCCAACCACGGATGGGGGGTCGCGGTCGATCTCGCCGAAACGTGGATGCGGACTTGGATGGATGAGCATGGGGCCGCCTTTGGCTGGCGCAAGACCGAAGCTTTCAGTGAGTGGTGGCACGTTAATTACGACGGCTCCAAGCACTTCCCGACCTTCGAGACCCTGAAGCGAGGATCGAAGGGCAAGCGCGTCAAGCACTTCACCAAGCGCCTCGCCTTCATCCACCGTCCCAACGGTGCCGCCTACCTGAAGAGAGCCCCCGGCCGCTATGGCAAACGGGTCGAGGTCGCCGTGGGCGCCTTCCAGCTCAATCACGATCTCCGTGCAGATGGCGAGATCGGCCCGAAGACCGCCGCCAAGATCGACGCTGTCTTCCATAGGCAATATCGCGAGCGGCACAAAGCTCAGCCGCGAGGCCAGCACCGATGAGCACGGCAATCCTCGACCGCTTCATGTCCAAGGTCGTCTTGAACGGAGGCGAGGACGAGTGCTGGACGTGGGCTGGCTATGTGATGCCGAATGGCTATGGGCAACACTCAATCAAGGGCAAGCATGTCTATGCGCATCGTCTTTCCCATGAACTCTTCATTGGCCCGATCCCCGATGGCCTTCAGATCGACCATCTCTGTCGCAACCGCGCCTGCGTCAATCCGGCGCATCTTGAGGCCGTGACGAATCGGGAGAATCAGCTTCGTAGCGAGAAGACGCTTATCTCAAAGGCCCTTGCGACAACCCATTGCCCGAAGGGCCATCCCTACAGCCGAGAGAACACCTTTCTTCACTCCGATGGAAGCCGGAGGTGTCGTGAATGCGGGCGGGAAGCATGCCGCGCATATAGGGCAACACAGAAGCTGGCGGCAGCATGAAAAGACGATGGAGCCTTCTCTGGGCAGCTCGCTTTGTCTCAGTCTGGGAGGGCTTCAGCCCCGTTGCCTATTTGGACATAATTGCGGTGCCTGCGATTTACACCTTGGGCTACGGGCATACGGGCAATGTCCATGCGGGCGAACGGGTCACGAAAGCGCAGGCGCTTCGCCTTCTCTCGTCTGACCTTCGGGTCGCGGCCCGAGCCGTCAAGCAGGGCATCCACGTCAAGCTCTCGGTGCGCCAGCGCATGGCTCTGATCGACCTCGCCTTCAACTGCGGCGGCGGCGCGGTCATCGGCTCGACCCTCGCCGCCAAGCTCAACGCAAAGGACTACAGGGGCGCCGCCGACTGCTTCCTCGAATGGGACCATGCGGGTGGCGTCGTCGTGCAGGGCCTCAAGAATCGTCGCGAGGCTGAGCGCGCCATGTTCCTGTCCAAGCCAAAGAAGCGGAGGAAGAAATGAATACCGATCCGAGTTCCAACATCAGCCGCTGGGTTACGTTCTTGCTCGGCCCCCTGATCCTGATCGCCAGCGGCTTCGTCGCGATCAAGGCCAAGTCCTGGTTCAACTACGACCTCGCCCCAGCCGAAGCGGCGGCCTACTTCACGACCATCATCGGCGGGATCGCGGCTGGCGTTGTGACTTGGGTTAGGAATCGCGGCAAATACGAGATCGCCAAAGCGACCGGGATCGACGATGCCACCCTCGACCTGATCGCCAGCGCCATCGCCAGCAGGTTGCCGCAGGCCCCGAGTGCGCCATCGTCCGGTGCCGTTGGCCAAGCTTCAGGGACTCACCCCCTGACGCCGCCGCGCTGAGCACCTGACAGGCGAAGTCGCGGCGCTGCTGTAACCTTGCCGGCGTAGGCATCGGATGCACGATCGGGTGTAATCGAAGCCATGGCGGGCGCCTTCGGGCGCCCGTCGTCTTTCTAGGGTGGTAAGGTCCTTCACCACACCCGATCAGCTACAAGGAGGCCCCATTGCCAGAGAAGACCGATCAGCCCGCGAGCACCGACCTCGCAGAGCGCGAGCCTTCCGCTGCCAACCCGCTCGCCCTGATCGACGACACCTTCACCAAAGACGAGGTCGGCGCGATAGCCAAGTTCATCGGCGTCTCTGCCGAGGACCCCGGCTTCCGCCCCTTCCTCGCCGTCGCCGCCTCGATGGGCCTCTCGCCGCTTAACAGCGAGATCTGGCTGATTAAGGGCCGCCGCGAAGTAGGCGGCAAATGGGAGGATTTCTACCGCCCCGCCGCTGGCCGCGATGGCTTCCTGCGCAAGGCCGAAGAATCGCCGAAGTTCAGGGGCATCCGCTCCAACACCGTCTGCGCCAACGACACCTTCGAGGTCGAAGACGACGGCGAGGAGGTCAAGATGGTCCATCGCTTCAAGTCACTCAGCCCCAACGCCCCCAAAGGCAAGGAGGCTCGCTACCGAGGCCCCGTCATCGGCGCCTGGGCCAAGGTCTTCTTCCGCGACGGGCGCCCACCGCTCTTCTACTTCGCCCCTGCCCACGAGCACGTCAAGACGAAGGTCAAGGATGGCAACGTCGAATTCGCCGGCGCTTGGTCCTACACCTCGGCAATGTGCGAGAAGGCCGCCCAGTCACGAGTGCTGCGCCTCGCCTTCCGCATCACCGGCATCGTCCCCGTCGATGAGCTGCGCTCCGATGATCCGCAGATGGTCGCCAGCTCGACCACTGCCACCGATGCCGACGGCGAGTCGATCGCCGATGATCCCGGTCCTAAGAACGCCGAGTTCATTGACGGCCTTGAGCAGGTGCCCGAGGAGCTGCGCAAGGAGCTGACCATCGCCCTCGAGCAGCTCAACGAGCTGATCCCCTTCTCTTGGACCCCCGCCAAGGTGCGAATGCGGCTAGGGTCGGGCTGCGATGAGGAGAAAGCCCGCGCCGTGCTTGAGGAGGTCGAAGCCGAGTTCAAGGCTCTGCGCGACAAGCAGGCCGAGCGCGAGGCCCGCGAAGTCGAGTCCGTCGAGGAGGCCGTGCAGGTCGTCTTGGCCCGCGATATCAAGCCGCCAGTCGAGCTTCTATACGAAGTGGATGTGGGCGAGCACGATTGGGTGCTGATCGAAGATGCGGTATTCGATCAGGAAGCTGCGCGCATGGTCCTCAAGACAGAGATGGGCGAAAAGACATTCAGCCCAACCGACGAGTTGGAAGTCCGCTCGCCACAGGACGCCAGCCCCGACGAGGGCTGAGTCGTGCAGATCCAGGTTCTAGCCCTCTACCTCGATGACGAGGGGAGGCCGCTGTGGAACTACAACCACATTGAGGCCGTGCCGGCTACCGGCGACGCTGAGCAGATGCTGCTTGCGGCGAGAGGCAAGATCGACGATCATCTGCGCCGGGCCAAAGAGGCCATCGGCACGCAGGCCGAAGCCGACCTGAAACGCCTCGCCGATGAGGCGAAGCCATGAGCGAGCGCATGATCGCCCCGGTGCCCGAGGGGCCGATGAGCCTCGACGCGGTGATCGAGGCTCTGCCCAAGGTCCGCCAGTCGCTGCTCTCCAAGTTCGATGATTGCCCGTTGAGTTGCTACTTTGAGCTGCGCTGGGCGCAGGGCTGGTCGACGCACCCCCAGGCTCGCGGCACGATCTTCCACCGCTTCTGCGCCGAGGCGCTCAAAGAGATGAAAGTGCAGGACTCCGAAGGCATCCCCAAAGGCGTGGCCTTGGCAATCTTGGAGGAGGTGCTCGAGCAGCGCGGCGTCCCGGCTACCGAACGGGTGCGGGTGCCGCTGCGCGAGATCCCCACGCTGCGCATGGCGGCGATCAAGTTCGCCACCGACAACAGCTTCACGGTCCGCAACATCGTCGATGTCGAGAAGCGGCTGAACGCAAAGCTCAGCTACGTCGATGACGAAGGGACGGTCCGAGAGCGCGAGCTGACCGGCCAACTCGATGTCCTGGTCGCCGATCCCGACTACGACAAGGGGGCTATATGTGTCGACTTCAAGACGGGGTGGGGCCTGCCGCCCGAGCGCAATGCCGAGGATCGCGACGCGGCAGAGAAGGGCCTGAGCTACCACGGCTTCTTTCAGCAGCGCTTCTATAGCTGGCTCGTGATGCGCAACTACCCCGACATCGACCGCGTGACCCTGCGCGAGTTCTACGTCTACCGCTCCAAAGCCCGCCCTGCGTCCATGCACCGCCGCGACCTCGATCGCGTCGAGAAGGAACTGAGCGACCTCGTGATGGAGCTCGACCGCTGCATCGCCTCGGGCAAGCCGAAGAAGCTGAGCTTCCCAGAGGTCTCGCCGTGGAATCCCCAGCCCGGCAAGTCGTGTACCTGGTGCGTGGCCGGCCATCGCTGCCCGATCGAAGCCGATGTTCGCGAGGCGATAGCCGTACGCAGCCCTCAGGAGGCCGGAGAGGCCGTCGAGCGCCTGCAGGTCGCTGAAGCCGTCCGCAAATCTCACCGCGCCGCCCTGCGCCCCTGGGTTGAGGAGCACGGCCCGCAGGTCGCTCGCCATTCCAAGGGGAGGCTGCACTTCGGGCTCAAGACGAATACAGCCGGTGTGCCTGAATTGAGATTCTTCACGTCCCCTGGGAGTGACCGCGCTCCCTCGCGCAAAAAGGAAGACAAGGCTCTCGAGGACGCCATGCGCCGCTCGATTGAGACGGCGAAAGAGGAGAGGGAGGCAAGCTGATGGCACAGGCCACATCGACAAAGCCCCTAGAAGTCGAGCTAATGGTTTGTCCCGTCTGCCGCTCCATCGACAAGCTCGCCGGTGCCTCTCATCTCGGCGTCAAGGGCTTCTGCGTCGGGCCGATGGGCAAAGGACACAAAAGAGCCCGCAGGGAGCCTGCGCAGTTCAAAGAGGTGGTCTCAGAGCAATGCTGATCGGCACCCTGATCTTCGTGGCCGTCGCCGCTGCGCTCTTCGCCAGCGATCTCTTCTGGGAACTCGTCACCGGGCTTGCCCTGGTCGTCTTCGTCATCGGCGCAGTCCGTCTTGAACCAGCCCCGGCTCTGACCGCCTTGGCGCTGCTCTGCGGCTGCATCTGGCACTGGGGGAGGATGGCCTGATGCCCCGCGAAGATCAAAGCTTCGCCTTCTGCGGCTCCCAGAATGACAAAAAGGCCATCAGAGCTATCGCCCAAATAATCTACAAAGCGGGTTGCGTTTGTGCCGCAAAGATCGAGGTCACGCGCCAGGACAGCGAACATGGGACGGCAATAGTCACTCATGAGGATTGCTGCCCGCTGGCGCGTGGGGAGGAGCGCTGATGGCGCAGGCCACGACCACCAAACCGCTCGAAATCGACCTTCTCGTGTGCCCGACCTGCCGCACCGTCGACAAGCTCGCCGACGCCACAGCCCTCGGCATCAAGGGCTACTGCGTCGGCTCAGACACCGAGAGGCACCCGAGGGTCCGCAGGGAGCCTGCGCGGTTCAGGGAGGTGGCTTCGGATGACCAATGAGAACCGGAAAGCGCTAGCCAGGATACTGCTAGCGGTGTCGCTATGGGCGGCGGGCTTGGGGATTTACTTCCTCCTCTCGCACGGCTCTCCGCGTGAATTTGGGATAGCAATGTCGGCGATTCTGGTCAGCATGGGGACCTCCATCCTCTTCGACGAGAGGGAGGAGTAGCGCTGATGGTGGTCTACGTCCTAATCCAAGGCATGTATGAGAACGAATACCCGACGGGTGTCTATGCAAGCGCGCTAGACGCGATGGACTCCGCGATGGGCAACTGGAGCGGAGACAAGGGTCGTTGGACGAATGATCTGGACTGGGACGATGCTGCTGAAGTCGTTGGCTATGTGGTGCGCGAGGAGGCCGACTGATGCCCCGCGTCCCCATCGTCCTCACTTGCGAGCTGGGCCACTCTACCGTCATCGGCCACCTATGGGAGCCAGTGAGCGATAAGGAGATTGACAAGCTGGCCGAACGCAGCGCCTTGCCAGCCGAGTGCGAGTGGCAGGTCGGAGAGTTCAGTGCCGCGAAGGGCGAAGGTTCCGCAATGCGCTGCGCGGCGGCTTTTATCGGCCTCCCCCACGTCGAGGGCTGCGACCGCGAAACCGAGCAGCTCGCCCGCATCGGCGGCCAGAACGTCCGCACCCCCTTGCGCTCAAGCCCCAAGGAGCGCCCCCCTGAGGGGCCTCTGACGCCTTCTGAGTGGCGACGGCGTGTCTGGGACCGCCAGCGCGAGAAACCCGGTCTCCCGGCTCTGTGCGCCGTCACAGGGGAGCCTCTGAGCTGGAATGCAGACGAGGTCCATCACCCGCTCGACAAGCGCCTCCTGCGGGCCAAGGGCCTCTCTCACCGCATCTGGGACGAGCGCAACGGCATGGCCGTCAAGCGGCAGGTCCATCTCGACCACACTTCACGGATGCGTCCGATCCCTCGGCGCTTCGTGCCGGCGAGCGCTTTTGAGTTCGCCAGGGAGATCGGCCTTTGGGCCATCGCCCGCCTCAACGAAGACCATCCCGAATAGAAAAGGAGCAGCACATGGCAGAGCAGCAACCGCCGGAGGGCCACGAAGGAGCACCGAAGGCCCACGATGGCGCAGAGAACGGCAACGGGAAGTCGATCGCCCAGCAGGCCGATCAGCCGCCCGTGCCCGAGGTATCGCCCACTCCGCTGGGCAACGAGAAGCAGATGCCGATCCCGAGCCTCTCCGGCGGGCGGCGCAAGCCGCCGGTCAAGGCCCGGATCATCATCACGGCCGCAGCAGCCCCGGCGAGGGGACAGGTTTCCATCGAAGGCGAGCAACTGCTGATCTCGCGCGTCCGCTACTTCAAGGCGACCACGACGCCGCGCTTCGACGGGGAGGGCCGGGTCGAGTCCTTCGACTATGACCAGACGTTCAAGCCGACCTGGACCGAGGGCCTGCAGGACTTCCTCGACGCCAACGGGCTGAAGCTTGTGCGCCAAGAGGAGGAAGGCGATGAGGTCGACCCTGGCGACATTGTCGACATCGAGAGGCTGCGCGCTCCGGTCACAGAGGAGGCAATCCCCAGCTAACCTCTCTCGCCCTGGCTCGGACGGGGCCATCGGGTGCTAACGCCACATGTTCGGCGTAGCCCGAGAAGCCGCTAGCGCGGAGTCGTCACAGCTAGCGAACAAAAGGGGGCCGGAAGCGCTGAATGCACCGCAGAGATTCGCGATGCATGGGAGGTCAGCGTTCCCGGCCCCACAAGATCGTAGCGGCATAGACCTGAGAAAAGGAGAGGCCGAGGCGCGGTCGAACTTCGGAAAGTCCGGTGTCCTCATTGAGAACGGCGCCTCGGCCCAAGACGAACTCGGCTACTATAGCCGCCGTCGCAGCGGCAAAGCAGTAGGAGAGCCCTTCGGGGTACAAGACGAACAGGAGGACAATGAGTGCCCCACGGCGTCCGCAGAACGCTGCCGAAGCGCAGTTCTACGATGAGGCGATTGAGGAGGGCTGGCTTCCGATGAAGCGAGGATGGCCCGACTTCTTTCTCAGCCGCGCCGGCGAGATCGCTGTTGTCGAGATCAAGCCGAAGCATTCGAAACGGCTGAAGTCCGAGCAAATGAAGGTGCTCGAGGCTTTGGCGGGATTCGGCGTGCCAGCCTTCCGCTGGTCGCCTGACGGCGGCTTCGAGCGAATCGTGCCAGACGCAACATTGGGGGGTAAGGGGGGAGCAGTTTCCTCTTCTAAGAAAACGAAAAGAGGAAAACAACAAACATCTCTTTGGGATGGGGGGTCCGGGGGGGGACCCTTTTTGGCCTCTCACTCCGAAGTGGATGCTGTCTGGGCTGCTTATGTCGAATTCATAAAGCCGCGCTGCGAGGTTGCAGGCGTTGAGGAGAGATCCTTCATCCACGCTGCACTCAAAGCGGCCAGCACCGATGAGGTCATTGCCTGCATCCGGGTTTGCTCTGAGTCCGACTTCCATATGAAGCGCGGCCAGTTCAAGAATCGCAAGGGCGGCAAGTACACCGGTATCGGAAAGATCCTCAAGCCTCGGCCTCGTCTTGGCGAAACCCAGCGCTCGCGCATCGAATGGTGGCTGGACCGCGCCGAAGAGTCCGGCTCCGCCACCGACGAATTCGGCTGGACCGAGGAGGAGAGAACGTAGTGAAGGCGGTTCTGTCAGATCGCGGCTCTACCGTTTGCTATATGGCCACGATCACCAAGAACTGCCGCGAATGCGGAGCCCGGCTTCGGCTGCAGCTTCCCGAAGGCGCCTTCACCCGCCAGATCGCCGAGCACCTGCCCGTGCTCTGCAACTCCTGCGGGGATGCAGCCGAGACCGCGGAAGAGAACCGCAAGCTCCAGGAACGACGTGAGGCCGCTGAGGCGATGTGCGGCATCCCTAACGCCCGGCGTCTCGGCTGGGATCAGATTGAGGTCGATGATCGAGGGTCGGCTATCGCTGCTGCCCGGCGCTGGGCAGAGGGCGAGCTGAACGGTCTCTTGCTCTGTGGCCCTGTCGGCACGGGGAAGACGCGGCTGGCCGGGATAGCGGCATGGGATCGCGTCCAACACGGTCACCATATTCGCTGGGTCAGCGTCGCTCGCCTGGTCGCAATGGACCGCGCTGGCTTCGGCACCAATGAGAAGGCACAGGCCAGCCGCATCCTCACCGGAGCCTCGCCGCTCGTCCTCGACGATCTCGACAAGGTCGGCACCAACGCGACGGTCCGCTCGCTGCTCTACCTGGCGATCGACAACCGCATCGAGGCCGGGTCGCCCCTGCTCGTCACCACCAACCTCAAGCCCGACCAGCTCGCCGAGACCTTCGGCGAGGCGATCTCCTCACGCCTGCGCGGCGACTGCGAGGTCCATGTGCTGGCCGGGGCCGACCGGCGACAACTCGCCTCGGCGTGAGTACTCCCCGCCATCAAGGGGAGCGCTGTTCACATTGTGGCGCCACATCGGCAGCGGTTGCGGTGGAGATCGCGGATCGGATAGCCCGACGCTATGGGTGCGATCTGAGTGAGTTGCGTAGTCCTAATCGCCGCAAGGATTTGGTGACGCTTCGTAAGCTGATCGTCGCAGTTCTACGCGGCGCTGGGTTCAGCTATCCGGTCATCGGTCGCGCTCTCGACCGCGACCACAGCACCCTCATCCAAAATCAACGAAAGATCGAAGAGGCTGAAAAGGCGGGCTTTGGTACGGCTGTTCCGGGAATGCCTTGGAATGCAGATCATCCTTGGCTGGTAGATCACCCATGATCGGCAAGTGGACCAAGTCCCCTGGTGCCGAGCTGCTCGTCTATGCCGAGGTCGGTGGCAAACACATCCCCGCAGGTTCCAAGAACGGCTATGCCGTCCGCTACAAGGACGAACGGGGTATCTGGCGGGTGAAGATCATGCGCGACGCCCAAGGCAACGAGAGCGCCTCGGTAACGGTCTCTGACCGCAACCAGAAGAGGCTCGAAAAGCGCGCTGTCGAGATCCAGGCGGCAGTACTCGGAGGGGCGCGCGGCACCGGCTTCTACATCCCCTCGCGCACGATTCCCCTCGCCGCCATCTGCACTTTCTACACGCCGCACCCGAAAGCCCACTACGGCACCGGCGCCAACGCCGACAAGCTGAAGGATTCCGCCCCGGCGTTTCCGATCAGCCCGCCTGACGCGACAAAGCTCTGGAGAGGATTCGAGGACGCCTTGACCGGCTATATCTGGCACGATGATTCGCGCGTCGTCGGCCAGTTCATCAGCGAGGAATTCGTCGAACGCTGGGAACCGCCAATGACTCGATTCTGGCTCTACGCCCTACCGGCGACGGTGGCCGAGCGGCGTGCTGTCGAGGGCGATCCAGTACAGGATTCCCTCCTCGCCGCGACATAGGCTATGCTGGCTGAAGCAAATTCACCCGATCAAGAGGAGTAGGGATGCCAAAGCTGATCGCCGCCGGTGTACTCATTGCCGTTGGTCTCATCGTGATTGTCTCGCAGGTCTTTCGCAGCGATCCCAACGTGCCCGTCTTCTTCGGTGGCCTGCTGCTCTGCCTACTCGGCGGCATTGGCTTCTCTGATTCTGAAACCGAAACCCAAATCGGCAACTACCGAGAGCGCCGCCGGTGATCGGGAAGCGCTACATCGACGGGGACAAGCTGCTGGAGCGGGCTTTCGGAAGGCTCAACGCGCCACGCCCCATCGTCGACTGGCTGAAGCGCCAGCCGAGATCACCGAAGCTGATCGGCCGCCAGAAGGCCGCTGAGATCCTCGGCGTAGGCTCGCCCTACATGACCCACTTCATCAAGTCCGGGCAGCTCAAACCGATCAGCGTCGAAGGCGGCAAGGACGCTTATGACGAGATCGAAGTCAAGGCACTCGCGGCGAAGCGAGCGCGCGAACGTCGGGAGAAGGCGAAGAGGGAGGCTGACGCTCATGCCTGACCGCATAGAGGGACTGGAGGAGGAGGTCGAAGCCTCTGCCCGCGTGCTGTACCTAAGCCGCTATCCCGACCAGAATTGGATGTGGGTTGATCCGCCGACGAAACACACGTATCGCGGTCTCGCGAGGGCAGCTATCCGCCCCTTCCTCTCCTCCATCGCCAACCAAGAGCACCGGCTAGTGAGGGAGGCGCTCATGGGGGAGTTCGATCTACGAATTAAGACGGCAGCGCAGAACCGAAATGTATTTATGGTGGAGAGTTACCAGCGAGCCAAGGACACGACGCTAGCGATCTTCGATGACCTAGATGGCGATGACGGAGAGGCTGTGTCTATTACCCCTACGAGCAAGGAGGAAGACTGATGGAGCAGCAGGTAGTCGAGAAGGCCAGCCGCCGCACAACGCTGATTCTCGGCGAGGTGCAAGCGCCGATCGGCCTCTTCAAAGTCAGCCGCGATCCGGCCCGTGCCCGCGCTTGGCAGAAGCCCCCGGTCGAGGCCGACCCCGAAGACCGCGAACTGGGCGATGCGCTCGCCGGCACGACCCCCAAAGCCTCCGTCGACAAGGGCAAGCCCACCGGCGGGGAGCCGATGCCGCACCCCGACAAGGCCGCCGAGGAGAAGCCCGAGAAGCCCCGCAAAGGCATCGTCAAGGCCGACGGCGAGTTCGTCGACCTGACCGAGCAGATCGAGGCGATCGCCGAGCGCACGACGCTCGACTGCCTTGAGGTCGTCTCCTTCATCCGTCGCCAGCAGGTGCCGCGCGAGCGCATCACCAACGCCTACTACGTCGGCACCGGCACCCGCAAGAAGGGAGAGGGTCATTCACCCACGCAGGTGCTCGCGCTGCTCTACCAGGGCTTGAAGCTCCGGGGCCGCGCCGCAGTCGTGCGCTGGGGCATCCGCACCAAATCGGCTGTCGGCGTAATGATCGCCCACGGCTCCGGCTCCCTCGTCGTGCTGGAGCTTGCCTACGCCGAGAACGTGCTGGCGCCGAACCCCGAGTGCCTCGCCCACCAGCACGTCGCCTTGGATCAGGGCCGAGTCGAGCAGATGGCCGACCTGATCGACGCGATGGCAGAGCCGCGGGCCTCGCTCGATGACATCCGTGACCACCGCGCGATGCTCGAGGCAGAGCTAGTAGTGCGCACCGAGCATGGCGAGCTAGACGACTTCACCGCCGAGACCTATGAGGCTGACGAGCAGCTCGGCGACCTCGCGCATCTGCTTGAGGAGTCCCTGCAGGCCGCTGCCGCCTAGCGCCAACCACGAACCGAAGGAGAACCAATGGCCGAGAAATCCGAGAAAGGCAAGAGCGGCGTCATCGCCAAAAGACATCGCGAGATCCGAGACGCAGGCCAGCGCCTCGTCTTCGTCGGTCTCGACCTTCCCTCTGAGATCGTCGTCAAGGCACTGAGCGAGTCGACCAAGCAGCCACCGCTCCCCGGCGCTAAGCCGGCCTCGGAGAAAGAAAAGGAGGCGGAGCTAAAGCGGGTGCTGGAGCTGCTCACCGGCAGCGATGACGATGGCAAGCCCACCATCTCAGTCTGGGTCCGCGTCGGCGGGATCATCGACGGCAGCCCGACCAAGCCCGACGCCGTCCAAGCTGCGATCGACGTGCCGATGGGCCGCAAGGTGCCGGAGAGACCGTGGCCGAAAGCGCTCTACGCGAGGAAGGGCCCAGACTGGATTGTCACCCCGCGCTTTTCGACGGTTCCCGGTGGCGCGGCGAACGAACCTGACCTCGAAGAGGAAACCTACGTCCCCGTCTCCGCCCTTCTCTCCGATGAGGTTGTAGAGGCGGCGGCTAAGGCTCAATACGAGGACGCCGTTTCTGAAGTCGAGGACGCTTTGGGTCCCGACGACGAGCATGAACCGGAGGGCGTCTGGGACGCCGAGCGAGACAGCATGAAAGAGCTATTTCGCTCAAAGGTCCGTGTGAACTTCCAGGCCGCCATAGACCACCTAGGAGGAACCGATGCCCACTGACCAGACAGAGCAGGTAACCGTGAGTAAGCGTTCGCAGCGGTGTCCATCCTGCGACTCGCCCCACGCCTCTCGCTTCCCCGCAACGGCCTTCGAGGGCGAAGCGCTCGCCTGCGCGGACGAGTGGCACCTGACCGACCCGCAGTCACCGCCTACCGAGACCATGCACTCGCTAGTCGAGCGAGGCCGAAAGAACGAGGCCGGCCGTGTCTAGTCATACGACAGAGCAGGTAACACAGTCCACTGAGGTACCGGAGGAGGCGATTGCGGCGGTGCTGGCGAGCGTCCTTGGCAAGGAAGCCGCCCGCGCATTGGTCGCTGGTCCGTCTTGGATGCACGACGCGGCCATGAAAGCCCTTCGAGATGCCGCCCCAGCCCTTCGCAAACAAGGAGCCGAGGAAGAGAGAGAGCGGCTACTGGCGATCGTCAAGCAGTTCCACAATAACGCGGTTCGCAGCAAGATTGTGGCCGAGGAGCAGAACGAAGATTCGTCAGTCGAGTCGATCCGAGTCGGAGAGTTGCGAGAAGTCTTCGTCGCCCTAACCGACAACCAGGAGGCTTCCTGATGGCAACGGTCGCTGAAGTGAAAAAGGAACGCGAGGCTCCGACCGTCGCGGTTGAGCTAACCGAGCGCGAGCTTCTCCGCGTGATGAAGGCGGCGACGGCCGATGAGGTCCGCTGCGAGCAGGCCAGCGACATGGCCCTGAGCAGCATCGGGGAGCCTGCCGTCTACACGCTCGCGGAGAAGCTGCAAGGCGCATTTCGCAGCGCGGACTTCGGGGAGACTCCCTGATGGCCGGGTGGAGCGAGCAGTGGACGCTGCGGTCAAAGTCGGAGCCGCCGTACGTGATGACGAAGGGTGGTCCCGCCATCTACGGCGACCAAACCGTAGAGGTCGTCCCCAAGCTAGAGGCCGAGCAGCAGATCGACAACGCCCTCAAACAGGGAGCCGACCAGGAGCGTCAGCGATTCTTTGCACTACTCGACAAAGAGATTGTGATCGCCGAAGCGGTGAGCCATCGCGCCCACGTGAACGTCCTCAAGAGCTTCCAGTCTGCGGTGCTAGCAGCCAACCAGGAGGTTCCGATGCCAGCTAAAGCGCCTAAAGAATGGCCAGAGCGCCTGAATCTCTCCGCTCTGACGAATGCGTTTGCGACCTTCCCTGATGAGCGCGAGGAGGACGGTGCTCAAAGCCGCCGCCCTTATGTGCGGGCGGATATCGCTGCGCAAGCTGTTCTCCAGGCCCAAGCAGAGGATGCCCAGCCGGAGCGTCAGCGGCTTAAGGAGGCGCTGGAGAAGCAGATCAAACTTCGCATCGACGGTGAGGAACGCGGCCAGAAAGCGGCGAAGGAGATCGGCTCAATCGAGAAAAGTCTCGGGCACAACGCCGCCCGCGAAGCCTACGAAAGTGTCCTCGCCGTCCTGGAGGCCGATCGTGGCTGAGGGGGTGGAGCGGTTCGTAATCTCACAAACGCCGACTGGCCCAGCCACCTACAAGGATGGTGCTGGCCCCTGGGTCCACTACTCCGACTATGAGAAGGAGAAGACGCGGGCGGACGAACTCGCGGCAACGGATGAGGCTCAGCTTGAAAACTGCATCCTCGAACTCGAAGCCCGCGCCCAGAAAGCTGAGGACGCGCTTGCCGAGACGCTCGCAGACCGTGACGCCGCCTACAAGGGCGAGGAAATTGCCCAGCGTGAACGCGATCAAGCCCGCCAAGAGGTAAAGCGGCTGAAGGCCGAACGCTCAGAGGCAATCCGCGTTGTAGGCCACCGGCTCTTGTCGCACCCGCTCGTTACGACGATGGACGAGGTCCACCGAAACGCGATCAGCACGGTCCTCGATGCTCTGCTGGAAACTGGCGGACGGCCTAGTTGGAAATCGCAAGAGGAAGCCCGCCAAGAGGTGCTAGAGGAGGTGGCGGCTGAGTTCGAGAGGCGAGCGAAAGAGCAAGTGAAGAACGAGGCCGAGTGGGTCGAATCGAAGATGGCTGCGCTCACCTACGAGGCCGCCGCTGCTCATTGCCGCGGCCTCGCCACCCTTGATCCCTCTGGGGAAGTCGAGACCGACGTTGACCGCGAGCTAACTGAACGGGCGGCCCATCCCTCCGGGGAGCAGGGGGAGGAGAAGTGCGTCAGCACCATTGTGGACTTCCTCGTCTCTTGGCGCTACTGCCCCGTGGCCACGGCACCGAACCCATCACTATCGTGCCTCGAAGACGCCGCTAAGCAACTGCTCGCTGCCCTTCGCACCCCCGTTACCGATACCTCCAAGGAGGAGGCCGACGGCTCGGATCGGTGCGGGGGTTCACGTCAAGTAAAGCGCTGGGGGGCCGGCGGAATGTTCGACTACGTGCCCTGTCAGGGGTGCATCGACTGTGATCCCTCCAAGGAGGAGCGAGAGGATGCCTGAGAACGCGATCAGCAACGACCGCGCCGACCGGATCATTCACCACCTGGCGGAGTGCCATCGGGAGATTGTCGCCGCCGCCGAAGCTGAGGAGATCGATACCTGGATGGCGGCTGATCTAGTAGGCATCCTCTTCGACAAGGCGAAGGACGAAATCAACCGTCGCCGCGCTGCTTCTTCCAAGGAGGTGCAGGGCGATGGCTAAATACGCGGTCACGATCCGTGGCCTAGCAGAGCAGGTCGTGTATGTGAAGGCAGAGTCGCGCTCCGCCGCGCGAGAGGCCGCCCGTAATCGCGAGTTCCACGACGCTCAGGAAATCGACTTCGCTTCGGGTCATCCCGTATGGCCTTCGCGGGAGCCGGTTGACCTCTTGGAGGTGGAAGGCGATGGCGAGTAGCCCAGCCCAACCGCAGCAACTTCTCGACATTGAGATCTGGCAGGCGTGTGAACGCGCAATCGAGCAAGAGAACCCCTCCCATGTCTTCGGCCTCTTCTCCGGCGGCCACGACTCAGTGTGCGCCCTGCACCGCATCGCCCAGCACCCACGCTTCACCGCAGCCGTCCACCTCAACACGGGCATTGGCATCCCCGAGACACGCGAGTACGTCTACGAGACCTGCAAAGCATTCGGCTGGCCCTTGATCGAGATGCACGCCGAGCGCGAGTACGAGGAGATGGTCCTCGACGGCGTCAAAACAAAGCGCGGCATTAACCGAGGCTTCCCCGGCGGCGATGCTTCCCATAAGACCTATTACCACTGGCTAAAGCAACGCCAGATCCGCCGCTTGGTCCGAGAGCACAAGCAGCACGATGGCGACCGCATCGCCCTCTCAACTGGAGCCCGCAGGGAGGAGTCCCAGCGGCGCATGTCAGCGGCCCTAGCGGTTCCCGTTCGACGTGAGGGCGCCCAGCTCTGGCTGAACCCAATCCTTGCCTTCACTTCCAAAGACAAGGACGCCGATATGGAGACACACGGTATTGAGCGCAACCCCGTGGTTGACATGCTCCATCGCTCGGGAGAGTGCCTGTGCGGTGCGTTGGCCCAGGCCGACGAAATCCGCGAGATTGAGCTGTTCTTCCCAGACATCGCGCAACGCATCCACGATCTTGAGGAGAAAGTTGAGAGGGCTGGTATCGCAGCTTGCCGTTGGGCAAATCGCCTTCCCAGCGGTGTCTCCAACGACCAAGAGGCAATGCCTCTCTGCATCGCCTGTACGCCTGTTTTGGAGGAGCCGATCCGAGGAGCCACACACCGATGAGTAAGCAGGAGGAGGCGATCGAACGACTGATTCGCGAGTACGAGGACCGGGCCTCGGCACAGAACGCCTATCGCCAGGTCGCCGCCACATATCGAGGGGTCATCAGAGACCTTCAAAAGCTGCTCTCTCCGGTTGATTACGAGGTCAAGAGGACCGACCATGAGTAAGCTAGGGGGGGACGAGATCAAGCTGACCGAAGCGCAACGACGGGTGCTGAGAGACGCTGCGCGCGACTTGCACGGAGAACGGACCTGCCACGTCGGTCCAGGTGGCGCCCGCGCTGCCAAGGCGCTCGAAGCTCTCGGCCTTGGCACTTACTACCGCCGGACACAGCGCGGCAGCCGCTTCAACCGCGAAGTCTCGCCGTCGCGCTTCGTCATCAGGGAGGCCGGGATCGATGCTCTCGACTTGGGGACCGACCATGAGCTGAAGGCGAGCGGGTCACCACCGTCAACAGGCAGGGCTGGCTCGTTGGGCTTGAGGTTCTGCACTCCCCCCTACGGCAGGGAGGTGGGGAGGGATGAGCGACAGCGGAGCTAAAGGAAAACCGAAGAAAAAACTGCCGCGTAAACACGGAACCAGAGCCAAGTACATCAAGGAGAAATGCCATTGTCCTCGATGCCGCGAAGCCAACAATGACTACCTCGCCAAGCGCCGCTCCAAAAAGCGCGCGGATGCAGCCAAAGTCCCGACCGGCTCTAACCTCACCACCGCCCAAAAATCCATCCGCGATTCGCTGATCGTCAGCCGGCGCAATCAGGGCTGGTCATTTGAGAAGATCGGCAAAGAGGTCAAGCTGGGGGTCAGGGCGACGGAAATGGCGTACGAGCGCAAGCTTGCCTCGATGGAGTCGGTGCTGGAGGTCGATGCGAGGAAGATCGTCGAAAGGCTGATAACGGAAATCCAGTTCTCGGTCGGAGACCTGGAGCAGATCGCTCTCGCCGCGATCGAAGCCGGCAATACCGCCTCGGCGGTCAGCGCCAAGCGAGCGGCCAACGAGGCGCGAGAGCGCCTACAGAACCTTCTGCAGACGACCGGCGTCCTGCCACACGACCTCGGCACGATCAAACATCAGCTCGAATTCCGCGTCGTCGTCGTGGAGATCGTCAAACTGGTTCACACCTTCGTCGGGGAAATCGAGGCCATCGCCTTGCCCGAGGACAAGCGACCCGAAGTGCTGAAGGCCGCAGGCAAGCTCACCACCGGCCTCGAGCAACTCGACGAGCAACCGAGCGCGAACGGAGGAGACGATGGAACAGCTGAAAAAGAAACAGCCGCAACCGCTTCGTGAGGGCGAAGTGATCCCGCTGGATGAGAAAGACCGCCTCGATGAGCGCGAGGCCGATATCGGGCCGCCGCCTTCACGGCGCCCCCACCGCGATGACGAGCCACCCGACAAGGCGGCGTAAACGCTCAGGCGGCATCCTCGGCCGCCTCAGCGCAACGTTCACCGATCCGCGCCGCGTCGGAGGCTCAATCGACCCTGCCACTCGCCAGATCGACCCCGAGCGCGCGGTGCTGCTTGAGCGCGTCGCCGTCGCCGAAGTCGCAATGGAGCGCGAGGACGTGGGCGAGTGCGTGCTGGCGATCGAGCTAGCCGGCAAGCTGAACACGACCAATGAGGAGGCGCGGCTACTGCTGCTCGCCACGCCCGACGCGGCGGCGCTGCTGGTCGCCCAGACACTAGGGCTGGCCCGTCACGGCCGCGTCGGGCCTGAGTTCGAGGCTGCGCTTGAGAACAGAATTCGCGAGGCGGCGGGGTAGGGTGTGCGAGTCGGATCGGTCTTCAGCGGACACGGAGCGCTCGACTTCGGCCTCCACCTCGCCGGCCTTGAGCATGGCTGGTTCTGCGAGTCCGACCCCTTCCGCCGAGACATCCTCTCCAAGCGCTGGCCCGGAGTCCCAATCTTCGAGGACATCCGAGGACTCGGAGCAGATGACGCTGGATCCATCGATGTCATCGCTGGCGGCTTCCCCTGCCGAGGTATCTCAGCAGCAGGAAAGCGAGAGGGCTTCGGCCACCCCGAAACCGTTCTGTGGCGAGAGATGCTCCGGACCATTCGCGAGTTTCGACCCCGCTACGTCATCGTGGAGAACGTGCGCGATCTCCTTGTTCTCCGACCACCCGGAGGACACCCCGGAGACCTCTGGCGAGAGGTTCTTGGAGGGCTTTCCGCGAGCGGGTTCGATGCTGTCTGGGACGTGCTACCAGCAGCAGCCTTCGGCGCCCCTCACCTCCGTCAAAGGGTCGTCGCCATTGCTGCCCACTCCGACCGTGCAGGATGGGAGCAACGTGGAGGGCGAGAGCCAGACACGGCGCAACTCCCCGCCGCTGAACGCACTGGTCCGGCTGCTCCCAACCCCAACGGCCAACGACGACAACAAGTCCCCGGAGGCGCATCTGGCGATGAAGCGGCGGATGTCGGAGACGGACGGCTCCGACCGCACGCAGATCACGAGCTTGCAGGTACTGGCGAAGGCGGGGTTCCAGCAGCCGATGCCGCTCCTTCCGACCCTGACCAGCGCCTCCTACAAACAGGGCGGAACGGCAGCGGAGCAGACGGAGATCAAGCGGATTCTCGGGGTCTTGCCGAGTGGGGAGAGTACGGATTCGCCATCGAGCGATGGGAGCGAGTCCACGGGCCTGCGCCTAGCCCCCTCATTCGTAGAGTGGATGATGGGTCTTCCCCAGGGGTGGTCCGATCCCGACTGTCTGCTCTCGGCGACGGAGTTCTCGTTGATCTGGGAATCACAGCGGGGCGCTACGTCCTCGACCTCGACAGAGAAGTAGCCGATGCCTAAACCCCTAACGCACAGCGAACTGATCGAGCGCCTCCAACGCCGGGTGCTCAGCCATGAGGGCCAAGGGCATCGGGCCTTCCTGCTGACCGAGGTGGGGCTTGGCTCACGGCGCGCAGATGCGATCAGCATCGGCCTATGGGCTTCGCGCGGGCAGCTTCTCGAAGGCTTCGAGGCGAAGTCCACGCGGGGGGATTGGCTGCGGGAGTACGAAGACCACCAAAAGGCAGAACCGCTGATGGCTATCGTCGATCGTTACTGGCTCGTCACCAACCCCGATGTCCTGCAACCCGGTGAGTTGCCCGAGAGTTGGGGCCTGCTCATCTCCAACGGCCGCGGTCGCAACCTGAAGGTCGCCAAGCCGGCGCCGAAGTTGCGCGAGTCAGGTGACAGCGTAGGCCGTGAAGTCCTCGTCTCGTTGCTGCGGCGCCTGCGTGCCCTCGGTGAGGACGAACGAGCCGAGGTCTATGAACAGGCGCGTGAGGCCGCTGCCCAGTCGGTTGACTTCGACCGCCGCCGCCTTGAGCATGAAAACGAACGTCTCAAACGTTGGACACAGGAGTTCGAAGAAGGTTGGGATGCCTTCCACCGCGCCCTTGGACTCGACCGCTGGAAGTGGCAGCCGACCGTCGAGAATCTCGCCTTCCTCGGCCAGGTCGCCGAAGCCCTGCGTGACGGCCAAGAGGGCCTGGAGCGCCTGCACCGCGATGTCAAGCACAAGGAAGCAGCAGCCGCTGATCTCGTCGGCCAGCTCAACGATGCGCTCGGCGACCTCGGCGCAGCCATCTACGGCAGGGGGCAGGCAGCTTGAAGCCCTACTACTCCGAGGGCGGGATTGAGATTTGGCATGGCGATTGTCGAGAGGTGCTGCCGCAGATCGGCCCGGTCGACGCGGTCCTTACTGATCCGCCCTACGGCGACACGTCCCTCGACTGGGACCAGCCGGTCAAGGGATGGCTGGACCTGATCGACACTCGCCAGGTTTGGTGCTTCGGGTCAATGCGCTTCTGGCTCGAGCACGGTTCCGACTTCCGAGAGAACTGGACCTATGCGCAAGAGATCATCTGGGAGAAGCACAACGGGTCAAGCTTCCACGCCGATCGTTTCAAGCGGGTGCACGAGTTGGCCATCCACTGGTATCGCGGCGCGTGGTCGGCGCTCTATCGGAACACGCCGGTCACCCTCGACGCGACTCCGCGAACAGTTCGACGCAAGCAGCGCCCGCCGCACACCGGCCATATCGAGGCCGGTTCCTATCGCTCCCTTGACGGTGGCCTCAAGCTCATGCGCTCAGTGCTGCAGGTCCGCTCTGAGCACGGCCGCGCCGTACACCCGTGCCAGAAGCCGCTCGGCATCCTTACCCCGCTGCTTGGCTGCTCGGTTCCCCAGGGTGGCCTGGTCCTCGATCCGTTCATGGGCAGTGGGACCACGCTGCTTGCAGCTAAGAACCTGAATCGCCGAGCCATCGGTATCGAGATCGAGGAGCGCTTCTGTGAGGTCGCCGTCCAACGACTGGCGCAGGAAGTGCTCGATGTCGAGGCGGCATGCTGAACCTCCTTCACCACATGCTAAGATGCCCTGCACACCCGATCATCGACTCCTGAAGGAGCGTGCCAGATGCCCGACGATTTCCTCATCACCGAATTCAAGGACTCGGCCGAGATCCCGCCGGAGGTTGCCGAGAGACAGTTCGAAGTATACCGCCGCCTCATGAGCACCCGGATCTTCGATCATCAGCGCGACTGCCCCGAAGATGTCCAACGCCGCAGCTTCCCCCCTGTCGTAGGCCCCGGCCGCGGTCGCCCCCTCAAGCCGTGAGCGAGCCTTTCGAGCTGCGCGGTCGCAAGCTCTACCAACAGAGCGAACGGGTAAAACTCAGCCCCGGCGACAGCGCAGAAGTCAACCGTCGCCAGGCCCGCGCGATGCAAGATGCCGTCGCCAAGGCTCGCGCAGAGGGTCGGCTGACGGTTGCCGATGCCCGTGGCGAGCTAGGCGTCCTGCATGAAGTCCTGCGCCAACTCAATGTCGCCGGCTCACTTCCCGTCGGCATCCGCCTCGCCCCCGCCGAGCGCGAGTACGGTCTCCGCACCAAGGTCCAGGCCGCCCAGCGCCAGCGTCGCCGTGCCGAGAAGAAAGCCCGCGCCGCAGGTCGAGCACCGAAGAAATCGAAGTCGCGCAAGCGTCGCGGCTAGCGCTAACGATCTTCGGACCAAAGTACGCTCCGCCCTGTGCATGGGAACCGATCTGCGACTACTGCAATCGCTTGGATGCTACCTCGGGATGGTGCTCCTCGTTGGCCAACTTCTGCTTCGCGCGTTCGCTCAGATCCCTTTCGACTCTCTCTTCCTCGGCATCACCGGCCTTCTTATCCTCACGCCAATGTTCGGCACCGACTTCGTTGTTGCGGTAATAAGAGCGGTGCGGGGTAGTGGGGGAGCCAATGATCGGAGTTCCACCGATGGCCTCTAACCCAGTCCAAACGGTGGTAGCCTTCATGCGGCAACGCGCCCGCCTGATGGCAACCAAGGCACCCAAGGATGCGCCTTGGCTGCTGATCGGCGTATTGATCCTAGGAATAATCTTGCTGCTGCTCTACGGCCTCGCCTCGCAGCTTGACATGGGAATGGTGAGCTGGTGACGCGCCAAGACATTGTCGAAGCCGTCGAAGAGGCGCAAAGGCCGCTTGTCACTCGCGTAGACAGGCTGAGCAAGGAACGCCATTATCTGCTGGCGATCACCGCCCTCGCCTTCATCACCGCCATCGTGTCGGTTCTCTACGGCCTCAACCGCGAAGACGCACTGCAAAATCAGCTCGATGCCAACCAGAAGCAGGGAGCGCTCAGCCGAATCGTCGTCTGCGCTGCCGCCAAGAGCACCTCGCTGGCGCCACGCGACCAGCCGCTCGGTGGCGAGACCCGTGACCGCTACCTGAACCGCCTTGAGGCCCAGCGCGAGCAGCTCTTGGCTGTCGTCGACCTGCGCTGCCCGACCCTGCCCGGATTCTCATCCTTCCCTTTCCTGCGCGCACATGCCATCGCTGAAATCGAAACGATCCTGCAACGATTGGCGCCTGACAAGCTGCGGCGAGCGCTCGAAGCCGAAGCGGTACATAAAACGGCTTCCGTCTTGCCCACCGAATCTTCGTCGGCGACTATTCCTGCCATCGCCGACGGCGTGGAAGGATCGGGCAATTCGGCTATCCCCGCCAGCCCTCCGGGTAGTTCGCCCTCTCCCAAACACCCGTCCTCACCCCAGCCCCACGGCCCATCGCCTCCTCATGAAAGCGGCGGCGATGGTGGTGAGAAACATCCCAACCAGCCAATCACGTCGCCTGTGACGCCAGTGTCCGAACCAAACCCCGAACCCTCTACTGAACCGACTCCCTCAGAGCCCGAAGCTGCCGCCAAACCGGGCCTGCTCGATCCGACGCTCAACAAAGTCTGCGAACTGGCGTCAGCAGTCGGACTCTGCACACCGCGCTAGGCTTCCTCCCCGGATGTCCTGCCGGGGAACCCAAACGTGACCATGCCTGCCCGCGGCCTTGGCGAGGGTGCGGTGATGACCACGGGCCTCAGTCTGCGGGAGCTGGTCAGCGAAGAGGCACGACGGCAATCGGGAGAGCGCGACATCCACCGCCGAGGGATGCGTGAGTACGCGCAGCTCGTCCCTGAGGGCAATATGGGGCCGCTGCGTCTCGACGACTTTCCCTACCAGGTCGAGCCGTTTTATTCCGATGAGATCGCCGATGCGCCAGAGGTTTGTCTAAGGAAGGGGAATCAGGTCGGGGCGAGCACCGCTCTCTGGCGTTGGGCCGTCCGCCGCTGCGACCAGTTCAACGAGACGACGATCTACTTCTTCCCGACCGCCACGCATGTCACCGACTTTGGCGATGAGAGAATCGAGCCTTCAATCGAAGCAAGCGACTATCTTCTTCGGCGAATTCCGCAGGGGCACACCCGCCGCAAGGGCATGAAGCAGATCGGCGGCGGCATCCTGCATCTCCGCGGCCTGCAATCCAAGGTGGGAGCCCAAGCTGTCGCCGCCCAAGCGATCGTGATCGACGAGTACGATAGTTGTCCTGCGGACTCGATCGCCGACGCCGAGCGCCGCCTTACCGGTGCCGCCCAGACGGGTCACAAGCCACGCATCCGCCGGATCGGCCGTCCCTCGCTGCCGGGCTACGGGATCGACGCAGTCTTCGGCGAAAGCGACCAGCGCCAGTGGCATGTGACCTGCCCGGAATGTGGCGAGGTGCAGCTGATCGAGTTCGCCGAGAACCTGCGCTGGCGAAGCGGTGCCGGCGGCGACCGGATTTTGCGCCCCGGCCGCGACGATTACGAGGTCCGCAAAGACATCGCCGAGGCATGGCGGGCCTGCCGCTCATGCGAGGCCAGCCTCGAGGGTGACCCGATCAAGCAGGGCGTCTGGAAGGCAACCGCGCATGGCCCCGGCCGCGGCCCCGGATTCCACATCTCGCGGATGATCGTCCCCTACACCGATCTCGCGCAGATCGTCATCGCTTCCAGGGCGACCAAGATCAGTGAGGTCGAAGCCTTCCACAACGGCGACCTCGGCATTCCCTACGCCGCCGCCGACGCGATGCTCACCGACGCCGACCTTGACCGCGCGATGGCACATGGCTATGAGGAAGCACAGATGAGCTACCAGGGGAACATGCCGGTGACAATGGGAATAGATGTCGCCTCCGAGCGCGATCTCTCAGCACGCATTACCGAGCACTGGCCCGACGGCACCCGCAAGGCGCTGCGCGTCTTTGAACCGCATGACTTCGAGGAAGTGGCGAAGGCGATGGAAGCCTTCAACGTCACCATCGCCGCGGTCGACGCCCAGCCCGAGCGCCGCTCCGCCAAGGCCCTCATGCGCGACTTCCCCGGCCGCGTCGTGCTAGTCGAATTCGAGAGCAGCCCACGGGCACCGGCTTGGAAATACAAGCCCGAGGAGAACACCGTCCGCATCAATCGAACCGAGGCGCTCGACGCGATGATGGACGGTATCCGCGACGGCTCCAATGTGCTGCTGCGCGAGGAGCCGCCCAACTACCGTGAGCAGATGAAGGCCCTGAAGCGCCGGATCGAGGAAGACAGTAAAGGGCAGCCGAGAAAGGTCTATGTGACCACGGGTTCAGCGGGGGACGATTACGCTTTCGCTGAGACCTATGACCTCGTCGCCAAGGAGATGCTGATGCAGATCCAGATGGCTTCCGAAATGGAGGGCGAACCCGTGCAGATGACGCCCGACCAGGCTCCCGTGCGGCTCGGATACGGTGTCTCCGATTACGATCCTGGCCTCTCGGGAGGAGAATACTGAGGTGTCGGTATCCAAAGCCGAAATGGGAGAGAAGAATCCGATCGCATACGCGCAGGGAGCCAAGCGCGCTCGCGAGGCCCGCTCCAACGTCGCTGCCCAGCTCGCCGCCCTGATCGAGTCCGCCGACCTGACCGGCTCCCATCCCTTCGTCGCCAAACGAGTCATGGGCTACTCCCAAGCGGTGAAGGCCCACGATCCCCTGCTGATCCGAGCGGCCCTGATGGACTTGGCGGCGGCGGCAGGCGCAACCGCAGCGGCAATCGACCTCTGCTCTCCACAGACCCGTCAGGCGGCCTGAGCCGGTGCTAGGCTGCCCCTGCACCCGATCCTAAGGAGAACACCGATGCAGAGCAGCACGCCTGAGATACCAGAGGAGGCAGAGGAGACTGCCTTGGACAACGCGCACGTTGGCTGGCGGGTACATCCCGACTCCTCGGAGGCGAACCACATTCGCCGTGCCCTCCAGGCCGCTGCCCCGGTCCTCCGCCAGCAGGGGGCTGAGGAAGCGGAGCAGAAGCTTGAAAGCTGGTGGAAAGACACCACAAACTACTGGCATCAGCGCGCTGGGGAGCTTGAACAGCAGCTAGGCGTCGAACGCGAGGCGGCCATTGCGGAGTTCCTGCAACGGGCGCGATGGGCACAGGAAGACTCCGAGAAGCACAGGGCGCGGGGTGATAATGAAGCGGCCCAGCTAGCCCGTGAGCGAGAGCGAACCTACGCCCTCGCCATAACCTATCTGCGGGAGTTCCCTGACAATCCCTCTGCCCTTCGCGCCGCCCTCGATAATCAGGAGGCTCACTGATGCCATCCGACGACCTGATCCTCCCCCCCGGCTCCGATAGGCCCCCTACCGAGGGCGCAGCGCTGCTGGGCAACGAGGCCAAGCACCTCGCCGCCCAGCGCGCAGGGCTCTACTGCACCTCCTGCGGGCAGTCGATGGACGAGCCGGGCTGGGAGTACTTCTCTGTGCGCTCCGATGTCCGCGAAGGCGTCCCCGTCATCGTCAGCGGCATCGCCTACATCTGCAACCGCGACTGCTGCACCGAAGCCCGCTCGGCACTTGAGAAGACAGCCGCAGGCCGTCGCCCTTGGCAGCCGTGGCACATCTTCTACGTCGAGGTGCCCGATGCCCTGCCGCCAGTTGAGCCTGGCGAGGAGGCCGAAGCGGAGACCTCCGATGCCTAACCCGACAGAGCCGACGCGGTATCGACTCGCCTCAGTTAAGGGCTATGTCGGGAGGCTTGTTGAGGACCGAACTGGGGGCATAGTTCTCTGGCGCGACCACGAGAAAGCCGTACAGCGCATAGCCGAGAACGAGAGGGAGCGGCTGGCGAGGAAAGAGCGACCCGGCCTTCCACCAATCCTGATGTCACTTCATGATGCCGCGCCCGAGTTGGCGGCGATCATCGCGGCGGCACTGACTGTTGCCGAGGAGGAGGTTCTGAAGGAAGTTGCCGACTGCCTCCGCCCGTTCGTGGAGGCCAAGCCGCTGCCCGGCTCGAAGGACGACCGCTATCAGGTCACGGTAGATGGCGCGGCGCTTTGCGAGGCCAAGGAGCTGCTTTCCCACCCGTTCCTCGCCGCCCCACCCGACAACCAAGAGACTCCCTAATGGCTGAGGGAGCCAGGCACGAGCTCGCCGACCACATCGCCACGATCCTCAAGCGCGCCTATCCGAACGAAGTCGCCAAGGACGAACTCGAAGACCAGGCCGGCGTCAGCTCGAAAGACCTCCGCGCCGCCCTCGATTCGCTCAGCGAGGAAGGCGAACTAGACCCTCTCGCCGAGCACTTCCGCTGGCGCGACCCGAGCGGCCAAGACAAGCCGCCGCCCGACCAGCCCGATGAAGAGGACAGGCAGAGCGCCACGGCGCCAGCCAACACGACCGCTGGCGGAGCGACAGGCAAACTCGACCTGAAGGTGGCGATCGGTTTCGCCATCGACAATCCCGAGGACGACGAAGGCGTCAAGCAGCAGGCCCAGCAGATCATCGAACAGATCAAGAGCGCCCTTGAGGATATGCCCGGCATGGGAGTCGCGGTCAGCGCCAAGCGCCTTGAGGTCTTTGATCGCCCTCGCGTGCTGTTCGACGCCGCTGAGGAGGCGAGCGTTGAGGAGGCAGAGCCAGAAGCGCCCGAGGAAGAGCAGTAGAAGCCCCGCGAGAAGGGAGAATGGAATGCAGGCAGGAACTGCGACAGCGCCGCGCCGCCAGCAGACGATGGATGCGCTGGCTATGGCGAACCGTCGTCGGCAAGACCACAAGAATCTGAAATGGGAGATCGCATCCGGTGCCGTGACAGCCAAGGCGGCGTTCGCCGACCCCCGCGCCATCGGTGCCTTCACGGTCGGGAATTTGCTCATTGCGCAACGCGGCTGGGGTGAGCGGAAAGCGATCAGGTTCCTAATGGCCATCGGCGCAACCTCGGCGGTCCTCGTTAAGCCCGTCGACAAGCTGACGGAGCGCCAGCGCGACATCTTGCTGCGGGCGCTTGACCGCCCCTTCGCCGTGCCAGTCGATGGCGACGTATGGTGAAGTAGCTTCAGCTATGTGCTAATGTCCACGGCACACCCGATCAAACGACTCCTCATGGGATCGTGAACATGCCTTCACCGACCAACCGCCAGATCATCATCGCCCCTCTCTCCGCCGATACGGAAGAGTCGATCCGCCAAGGCTGCATCGCTCAGGGCTGCACCTGCGGCGAGCGCCTCGTCATCAGCATTCGCCAGCTCGCCGACGACGAGCGGCCACCCGGCACTGAGGACTACGGCAAGGCCACCAAGGTCGATGTCGAGCATTCGCTGGAGTGTCCCCTGCTGCTCGCAACAGGGAGGAACTAGATGCCGGCGAAAGCAAAGCTCTCTGCGAAGGCGAAACGAGCCGTAGTCAAACTGCAGGCGGTTGAGGATAAGTTGCTCACCGCGCAAGCCACGATCCCCGGAATGATCCGCGAGGTGCAGGAGGTCAAGGCGATGTTCGCTGGCACTGACGAGAAGGAGGCGAGCAATGTCGATCCTGCTGAGTGAGGCCGCTGAGCGCGTCACGAAAGAGATTAGCCGAGCCCGCTCCAAGGGAGAGGGGTTCCGAGCCGTCTGCGAGCGCCTCGGCGTCTCTGCCACGGAACTGAACGTCTTGGTCGCAGAGGAAGTCGAGCGCCTCCCCGCCGGCAGCACTCTTGACGGGGCCATGCTGCACGGGATGCTCATCGGAGTCGCGGCTCGCTCAGAGGATGCGCTGTGATTCGGCGCTGGCTCCGGCGATTCTTCAGCCCGGCCCCGCTGCCCGGTCCTGCACCCGCCCGCGAGATCGCCCTGCGCGCCAAGCGCCAAGAACAACGAGAAAGAAGGAGGCCCTAAGCGTGGTAATTCTTAAACTCGACATACACCCTTTGGACGACGACCCCACCTGCTTCATAGTCGAGTTGGAGGCCTTGTCAGACAACAGCTCGACGGTGCGGACCTACAAAGGAGAGATGAACGGCATCGTTATGACTGATCGCCTAGCCAGCTCCGAGCACCTCGAACTTGCTGACGATATGGAGAAGGTATGGGAGAAGCATCGCACCACGCGGCGGGCACGACTAATGGAGATTTTCGACCGCCGCGACGGACTAATCACATGACCGGGAAGGAAGCCCTAATGCCTCGCAAGACCAGCGAAATCAACGATTGCCAATTTCCGTTCGCCGAGGACACCACGCCGTTCATCTTCGTCCTCAATACCCCTCCAGAGACCCCTTTTGCGCTCATCGCAATCAAGGACAAGTACCTCCGCCGGGGCTACGTGTCGGCTTGGACTGCGGCTGGGAAGTACGACCTCGTGATCCTCGCTACCGACCTGCGCGACGCTGGCGCAGACTGCTCCCTGCTCGCCGTATGGACCGGTGCCAATGCCTCACACGTCTTCGAGATCGACGACCTCGATGAGGCAAGGGACGCGCTGGGCTGATGTCTATGGATATCCCCCAGCCCGTTGAGCCGATGACTGCGAGAGAGGCTCTTCTGGCCATCCAGCTCGTCAACGACGCAGATGACCGACAGGTGTCGGGCTATCCCACTCATCTCGAAACGATGCGAGCCATCTTCCGTCTCACCGAGGTAGGACTTGATCGGATTGCGCCGCCGAACTTCGAGCTGACCGACCAGCTCGCCGACCGGCTGGCTGAAGCGCATGGGCTACTGGCCCGCGTTGCCAACGGTGAGTACGTCGAGCACCGCGAGATTCACGAAGTTCGGACACTTCCGCCGGACCTCGAAGCGATGGTCGAGAGGAGGATCGGCAAATGAACTTCCGGGAGGAGATGGTCGCAGCGATCCGGCGTGGGGACAAGACCCAGACGCGCCGGGTCGCCAACGACAACCCGAACTCCCCGTGGTACCGAGGCGGCTGCGCCTACAAAATGGGTCGCGTCTATGCGATCTGTCCTGGGCGAGCTAAGAGCGGTATCGGCTTCATGGAACTGAAGAAGGAACCAACCCTCGAGAAGCTCGGCGCGATCGACGAAGCCGGGGTGCGGCGTGAGGGCTTCGCCAGCACCAAAGACTTCATCGCCTACTGGACCAACCTGCATGGGGAGTGGGACCCTTCGATCAGGGTTTGGAAGATCGTCTTCGCGCCGCTGACCTGGAAGGCAGATAGCTGATGGGCGAGATCAAGCACCACGCAATCATCGTGACAGCGACCTATGGCGAGCCTACATTGGGATCACGCACCAGTGGCGAGGAACGCCACTGGGCCGAGATCGCTTACCGCCAAGCCATCGACATTTTCGGTTCGGCTCAAGTCACGACGCCGACACCCTCTCTCCTAAATGCCACCCGCAGCTTCCTTGTCGCCCCCGATGGAAGTAAGGAGGGCTGGGAGGACAGCGATGAAGGCGATCAGCGGCGAGAGGAGTTCGTCGAGTGGCTGCGAGGCCAAGCCTATGATGATGGGAGCAGCCCTCTGGCGTGGATTGAGCTGTACTTCGCCGCCGAGCAGCAGTTCATGGGCGACTTCCCCGGAGCCGAGATCGTCCGTGGCTCCCATGAAAGGGACCGGGCATGAACGCTCCCCTCAAATGCGCCGTCTGCCACTTCGAGCTAACCACCGCCGACGCTGAGGATGCCGTGAGGACTGACGTTGGCCCCTGTCACCGAGAGTGCTTTCATGGGCCAGTTCCCCCCCAAGACAACCCCGACGATGTGCTCGGCGATGCTGGTCTCTTTGAAGAGAATGGCGCCCCCGAGATCAGCACCTGGACCGACGAGAAGATCGAGGCGGAGGAAGACGCTCGCCGCGAGCACAACGATGTGCCGCTACCCGACCGCGGCGACGGCTTCCACAATGCGATGGCCTCGGCGCTGACGGATGACGGCGAGGCGACCGACTGCTTTGAATGTCATGCCGAGCCAGCGATCAATGGCGGCCTTGGCTTCCTCTGCCGGGGGAGGTCGATGCTCTGATGACGACTGAACCCCTAGCCGGTATGGAGAAGGGCAGCGTCGTCTTCAGCGAGAATCGCCGGTACCGCTATGCGCTGCTGCGGTGGTGGGATAAAAGGCTGCCCCACGTCTTGTGGGTGATGCTGAACCCCTCGACCGCAGACGCCAACACCGACGACCCCACGATGCACCGCGTCATCGGCTTCTCAATGGATCGGCTTTACGGCAGCCTCACCGTCGTCAACGCCTTCGCCTTGATCTCTACCGACCCACTCGGGCTGGTCGCCGTCGATGATCCGGTTGGCCCCGAGAACGATTCCATGCTGGCGCAAGAGGTCTCGCAGGCCGACACGATCATCTGTGCATGGGGTAGCCAGCGTGTCGGGCTGCACTCCCGTATCCGCGAGGTCCGGGCGCTGATCGCTGAGCATCGTCGCGCCGAGGCCCGAATCCTTTGCCTCGGCACGAACGCCGATCACTCCCCGCGCCATCCCGTCCGTCTGCCAACCTCAACGACACTAGTTCCCTTCGAGGTCTAAGCATGGCGATCAAGCCACCTACGACTCCCGCTGCCCCGAGTGCGATGAGATGATCTACGAAGGCGAATCAGAGGGCGTCTGCGCCTCCTGCGGCAAGCCGCTCGGCATCCGAGCTAACTGGCGGATGACTCAATCAGGACGCGCCTACCACTACGGCTGCGAGCCAACCGAAGTCGCTGACAAGCAGGGCGAGAGCCTGACCGAGCATGCCGAACGGGCAGCGCGCAGCGTCACTCACGGCCGCGGTCAGCAGGTGCTCGATCAGGAGGTGCAGGACGATGATCGCTAGAGCCTGCTACGTCATCTGCGACCGCTGCGGTGATCCAGCCTCAATCTCGACAGACGGAGCCAAGATCGCCCGCTCACACGCTCGCCAAGAGGGCTTCAAGCGAATCGCCGTCGACACTGGACTTCGACACGAAGACGTTTGCTCGCGCTGCCTTCGGCCTGAGGATGAGGAACCACATCAATGAGTTCCCGCATCCACTGCTGGCTCCACGGCCACGACTGGGGGCGCTGGGACCGCGGCAACCACAAAGACATCTTCGGCAACATCTGGTCCCTGCGCTGGTGCAAGCAGTGCCGGGCTTCACAGAGGAGGTGCGTCGGGTGAGTAAGCAGGGGGTGGACTACACGCTAAAGCAGGCAGAGAGGCTTAAGCGAAAGATCGACCGCGAGGTCGCGAAGATCGAGGATGCCCTGTCGGTGCTTCGGCATACCGTGCCCGATACGACCGCCAGCAACTTCGCCCCCGGCGCCGGAGGCATCGACGGGATCGCAGAGGAAGTGCGCGCGAATCGGCCACGGCCTGAACGACATCATCGACCGCCGAACGGAGACCGACCATGAGTAAGCAGCTATCCGACCCTTGGCGCCGGCACATCCCTACGCTGACCCACATTATGAACGCGGTCCACCAGGTCCGCTGGGATCGCTGCATCGACGCTGGCGGCGGCATCCTGCGCCTCTACGGCTGGGTCGACCGCGTGGACGATCATGCCGATTTCGTGATCCTCGACGCCCTGCACTCCATCTACGGACTCAGTTTCCTTTTCGCGACCTCAAGCCCCGACCCGTCCATCAGCGCCGAAATGGCCGTAGCCATCGGCATCTCCTTCGACGACCACGTCTCCTGCCAGCGCATCGAGCAGGTCTTCGGTGGTGCGGTGGTCAACGCGATCAAGCTGGGCGGCACCTCGTGAACAAATGCCCCTTCTGCAGCATGACCTTGACGTTTGGCGACGGTGCCCTGTGCTCCAAAAAAGACTGCCCGGCGTCGAAGCCCTGCCCTACCTGTGGTGCCGGGTGGGAGGCGATCGAGACCGGCAGGTACGGCAGGGTGACCCGGCTCTGCTCTCTCGTCTGCGTCCGCGACCATCGCAGCCACTTCCGCTACAGCGACAAGTTCTTCTGGTGGGTGGAAACCGAGCACGGGCCACCTCGCCGCCCCGTCGAGAAGATGCTGCGCCACGAACTCATCACCGAAGCCATACGCCTCGGGATCAAGAACCCCGACCTCTACATCGTTCGCGAGCTGCGGCCTGTCGTCGCCAGCAGGCTGCGCCAGGAGGCGGGGCGCTGATGCCACTGATCGGGCTGCGGACTCCCACGGCTCGGCACATCGAGAACCACATCGACCGCCTCGCGGTGAAGCTCGCCCGTGAGTGGGGCACGGTCTCGCCGCTCTGCCGCATCTACCTCGACCCGAAGACGACCAAGCGCGCTGTCATCGAGCGCTTCAGCCCCGCCGTCATCTGCCCAGATTGCATCCGGGTTGCTCGGCGCTGGTACGCGGCCCGCTACTTCGTGCCCTTCGATGCCGTGCAGCGTCGGCGGTTGCTCGATGCGATCGGCTGGGATCTTGAGGCGGTGGTAGCGAATGGCTGAATCGCCCGAGGACGTGAGGAGGGAGTTTGAACGCGAGCTGACTGAGTTCGCCGAAGCCAACGTAATCGGAAAAGCTCCTGCGAGGAAGAGCGGAATCCGAAACACTGAGGAAGCCGTCGAGTCGCTTATGAAGCGGACCTATGGAGCCACCGAGGCCAATGCATCCGCTGAGAACGTCTGGGCCTGCAACTTTCCCTTGGAACCTGAGCCGCCAATCTCGGTCCACTTTGAGGCTGGCGAGGAGATCCCAAACATCTGGCAAGAGCCACGCCGCCGCTGCCAGTGGAGCTGCTCTGATCCGGCGCATCCGTGGCCGCATCCGCTCAACTGGCTGAGGATGAAGTTCTTCGGCTACCCTCGCCGTTGCCCGCTACATGGCATTCGCCCCGAGCCACTAGTCAACGTGGACGTATCCGCCATTCTCCCGCGGCGGGACATCATCGTCAGCCATGTGAAGGTGAAATAGCAGTTGGACTCCTCCGCCCTAATTAACCGCCTCCGCGCCATCGCCACCGACTCCGCGCTAGACGCCGACCGCCTCCTTCGCAGAGCAGAGCGCGGTGGCATCGAATCCTCAGAGCAGCGCAGCGAAGCCAGCGGCAAGCGCAACGATGCTGCCTTCCTGCACCAACTCGCCGATGCGCTCGAGCGCTGCCCGCTCGACGACCTCGAAGATATAGCCGAGCGGGCGAGCGGGTGATGTCAAGAGCGCCGCTTCGTAGATAGTCAAACAAAAGGAGACCAGCATGTGGGCAGGAATAGCCATTGGAGTCCTCGGCACCATCGTCGTCGAGGCCATCGTCGCTGTCGTCTTGGTGCTGAAGTACGGCGAAGGCTGGGGCGACTGATCGACCCGCCAGAGATCGACTCCGAGTGGCACTATCCGAAATGGACGAACGGGCGATGGTCAGGACGGCGGTGGCCTGCAGGCTGGGAGCCGTGGGCACCCGAGATTCCCGACTTCCCACCGGGATGAGACGCGACCACCAAAGCACCGAGCTGACCCGCGCCCACGATGCGCAGGGCTTTGAGCACTGGCCGCTCGCCGCGATCTACACCTTGCGGGCGATGGGCAGCGTTGGCGGTAATCAGTGGATGGACACCGTGGAAGTCCAGGAAGCGAGCCAAGTCATCGGCCGCACGCTCAGCTACCCTGCTGCTCGCAACGGCATCCGCTATCTCGTCAATACGTGGGATGCCGAGGAGAGTGTCCGCGATCTTTGGTCGATTCAACGCCTCACCCCCAAAGGGCGCCAGCGCGCCGCCAGGTCCTTTGCGCTGTTCCCGGCCGAACGCAAGGATCGCGAGATCAGCGTTATCGAGAAGCTGCCACCCGATCCCGTCACCCCGCTATGGCGAATCCTCTACGACGAGGGAGAGGTACTCGTCATCGCCGCTGATCGCCAAGCAGCCCTCGCCCTCTTCGAGTCAGAGACAGGAGAGGATGCCCATAGGGCTGAGCCGGTGGATACGACAGCGCCCGTGGTGCTGACTTGGACGCTGCGCTGAGCATGGCTCGCCGCTCCCCCAACCGCTCTCGCTACCACAAGAGCGTCCGCCAAGACCGCAACCGCATCGCCGGAGAACAACGCCAAGCCAAGGGAGAGCCAAACGACCAAGAACGCTGGGCCGACGAGCTCGTGCGCAAACTCCGAAAAGGCAATTGAGGGCAAGCGCGATACGGTGAACCAGTGTCGTCAGTGTCGCGACAAGACACCGCCAAACAGACAAGTGGTGCCGACAATGGACAAACGGAGGAGAGAGGACCACAATGCGGCGCTATTTCCGACCCCCGACTTCGCCGCCCCGCCGAGCCGTCCCTTAACATGCCGCTATGCCCGATCAGCTACCTGTCCGCTGCCCTGCCGCCCAGCCTCTCGTCGGCCCACCGGTAGGCGGCCCCTCAGTCATCTGCGGCATCCTGCGCCGCGAGGGCGACGCCCAGGACGGCATCAGGGAGGGCACAGGCCAAGAGCACCTGACCGTCAAGGGCGACCCCTCGATCGTCCACGGCTTCTGCTGCGGCACAGCCCTTCCGCCGGCAACCGTCGAGCAGGCCAAGGGCGAGGCCCGTGCCAACTACGGCTACTGCTCGATCTGGCAGCAAGAGAAGGAGCGCATCTGGGTAGAAGCCGAGAAGGCGTGGGGAGCGACGCCCCGCAAAGAGATGGCGCCGATCACCTCGGCCGACGACCTGATCGCTAGCCTGAGCTGATGGCTAGTCTGAAGAAGGGCGACTGGGTGCAGGTCATGCCGCTGCCCAGCTCCTACGCTTGGGCCGAGCCGCGCATCGGCATCATTGACAAGCGCTACCTCGGCTACGGCGGGCCGGGACGGTGGGTCTATGACATCGAGGTCGACGGCGAGGTGCTGCCCGAGGTTGCCGAGTCGCGGATCGAGGCGGCGGCATGAGCGAGCTTGGGTGGTCGATCCGCTGGCACGTCACCCGTATCTTGGTCGGGAACTCATCGTTCTTTGTCGCGGCGGTCACAGACGGCGTTCACGCCTTCCTACGGGAGTTCTCCGGGACGTGGTCTAATCGCTGGCGGCGAAGTGACCGGGATGAGTTCCGCCGCCGCTGGGATGCTTCTAGATGACCATGGCGACCGCCGCCTAACTCCCGCCCGACCAACCCATAAGGAGAAGCCCACATGCTCCACACACTCGCCCTCGTCAACGAGTCCACGGTCGTCGAGGACGCTGAGCTGAAACAGATCGCTCGCGCCCTGCAGCACCAGATCAACCACGACTTCGCCCCGCACTGGTTCACCAACGGCAACGTGGTCGCCGTGCCGAAGGGCCAGAAGGCTGACGCCGCGCATTGGTGGATCGTCATCGCCGACGATGTCGAAGAGGCCGGCGCGCTCGGCTACCACGACCTGACTCCGGATCTGAAGCCGGTGGCGATCGTCGGCGCCAAGACCGATCTCGAATACGACGCCAAGGTCAGCGTCACGATCAGCCACGAGGCGCTCGAGATGCTCGGCGACCCCTACATCATGCTCACCGCCGAAGACCCGGTTGCCGGGCGTCTATATGCCTATGAGACAGCCGACGCCGTAGAGGCCGACGATCTCGGCTACGACGTTTTCGGCGTCACCCTCTCGGACTTCGTCTTCCCGACCTACTTCCAAACCGAGTTCCGGGGCAAGAGCCAGCAGATGAGCTTCCGCGGCAACGTCAGCCAGCCCTTCGAGCTGGCGACCGGGGGCTACCTCAGCTACCGCGAGATCGGCGACTCGAAGTGGAAGCAGGAAACCAAGCAGGAGGCCGCTGCTGATCCCCAACAGCGCCAGCACGCCCAGCGCCATCCCGGCTTCCCCCCCGGCTCTCGCCGCGAGCGCCGCATACGCCGCAGCCAAGCCGCGTTGAAGGTCAGCGACCACGCTCTCTCGCCGGGTCATGGCGGCGGACGGGCTGCGTTGCGGGTGGTGCAGGGAGGGAAGGATTGCTGAACCTCCTTCACTCTCCTGCTACGATGTAGCTACACCCGATCAGAGGAGCGTTGATGTTCGGTATTCGCATAGGAGGCAGCGGACAGGTCTATCTCTCAGTGCCAGTCCTGATTGACGACGAGTGGACTACCTGCTGGCGCTTGCTGGAGTCTTGGCAATACGGAGGCGCAAAGCGCAACGATGCTGGCCGCATCTTCCATAACGATCCGACGCTGCCGCATCCGCTAACCGGTAGGCCTAGTGATCCGCCGCGGTGCACGGACTGGGCTAAGCAACCACAGGCGATGCTTGAAGTGCTGGCGGCTTCGGTTTGGTGATCTATCGCATCTGGACCGATGGCTGTTGTCTAAAGCCGCCGTGGGGGAAAGAGGGAGCCGGCGGCTGGGCGATGGTGGTTGAGGAAGACGGAAAGGTGCTCGCTACCGATTGCGTCGGCTATGAGTGGACCAACCCCTTGGAGATGGAGATGCGCGCTGTCATCGCTGCGCTGCGCTACGCCGATGGGCGCCAAGTCGAGATCTTCTGCGATGCCAAGGTCGTCGTCACCGGTGCGATGGAGCACCTCTCCGCCTACCGTCGCAAGGGCTGGCGCACCGTGCCGGGAGGCGAGGTCGCGCTGTGGCAGCGGGTCGAGGAACTGCTGTTGGGCAGCCTCACCACGATCTTATGGGTGCCGAGTCACTCGGGCTATCCCTTTAACGAATACGCCGATGAGCTCGCCGATATCGCCGCTAGGGGCGCTCGCACGGCGCGCTTCGACCCGCTGCCTACCGCTGCGGTGATCGCCTCGCAGTTCGCGCCGTTGGTTGCACAGGGGACAGCCAGTGGATAGGGCAGCCAAGGTCGCCAAGGCGAGGAAGCTGCGCGAGCAGGGGTTGAGCTATGCAGAGATCAGCGAACAGCTAGGCATCTCGTATTCAACGGCCTACGACTATGTAACCGAAGCCACCACGCGCTGGAGGCGAGAGCACCCTGATCGCCTTCGTGAACAAAACCTCGCCCGCAACGATGCCAAGCGTGAGGCGGAAGCCGGAGAGTGCGAGAGGTGCGGCGGTCGGGTCAGTGACGGTAAAAGGTTCGATAGATGCAATGAGTGCCGCCGTACCGAGGAACGTTCCGACACCGCCGAGCGCGCCGAACGCTTCATCCGTCTGCGCGAACGCGGCTTGCTCAACCATCAGATCGCCGAGCTTGAGGGGGTTTCTATGCAAGCCGTTGCCACAGTGCTGTACCGGGCGCATAGGCAGATCGGCCTCTACGTCCCGCCCTCGCCCTACCACCATCCCAAGCCCCCGATCCTCGGCTAGGCTTGCACCCAGTCAACTTCGACCGAAGGAATTCTATGCAGATCAAGGTGCGAAACGAATACGGTTGTACGGAGGTGCTGGTCGTCAATCCAGCCACCGACATGGTGCTATACGAAATCTCTTTGCAGGACGGCAAAGAGGTTGTGGTCACCGCTGTCAACGCCCACGAGGCCTCCGACATTGAGGTCGGCGAGGTCACCGTCTCCGGCAACTTCGAGCCGAGCGGCGAAGGTTCCGAGTAGAATTTCGCTACGACGGTCGGAAGAGAGGGGCGAGCGTGGGGAAGGCACCACACCAAGCGCTCGCCGCCTGGCCATTGACTCTCCGGGTGCTATCGAGCACGGACTTGTGCCGACGATCGAAAACGGCGGCGTCAACCTCAGCTAGGACTCGGCAGGGCAGTCGCGATCCGCGCCAGCGACTACCCTTCACCGCGTGAGGATGCTCGGGCGAACCTGTATCTACGGCTATGGCCTATCGGATGCTCCGCGGTCCTGGCGAAAGCTCTCCCGTCGCCGCACTAAGCGCCGCGAGCGCCAGCGATGGAAGAGAGAGGTGGCAGCGTGAGGAAACGAGCACGGGAACGATGGCTGCGCTTCAGAGACGAGCACGGCTTCCCGAAGATCACGCCGATGGCGAAGCTCTACCGGAAGCAAGGGCTGCGTCCGGCGAGTGCTGAGGAGTTCGAGGCCGTCTGCGCGGCCGAAGGCATCGGGCCGCCGGACGGTGAGGGATGAGCCAGGCGCAGCAGCTTAACGAGGGCGACCGAGTCCGCTTCGTCGGCCACATCATGCACGAGGCTCCGCCGATCCTGAAGGGCGAGAAGGGCGCAGCGGGAACCATCGAGGATGGCGGCTACGGCGACCTCTACCGGATGCGTCTCGACAAGACTGGGACCACGGTCCAGATCCACGCCATGCAGGTCGAGCGTGTAGACGGCAAACCGGTCTGCCGCGTCTGTGGCTGCACCAACGATTACCCCTGCACTCGCCGCACCAAGGCGTCCAACTGGACCTGCGGCTGGGCCGAGGATGACCTATGCACCGCCTGCACTCCCGACGCCGCGCCGGGCTGGGTACATCGCTCGGCCAAGGCGATTGAGGACGGCGACGACATGCTCCGCTCCTCGCTTGGTGGTTTCTAGATGGCCGTCCGCGACCGCTTCCTCGCCCGCGCCTCCGAGGTGCTGACTAACTGGTCAGGACTCGCCGTCACCGAGGCTGAGGAGCTGGATGTCCTGCGCGAGCGCTCTGAGGGCTTCGGCGAACTCGCGAACTTCGCCGAGGATCTCGCTGATCGCGCCTTGGACTTCGCCGGTGGCGGGGAATATGCGCCGCGCGAGGCTAAGATCGAGAACCGCCGCCGCCTCGCCCGCCGATCGCGTACTGCTCTTGTTCACGATCCGATCGCCGGCAGCGAGGCGAACCTGCGGGCGAACTTCGCCTTCGGCAAGGGCATTAGCAAGCCCAAGGCCGCAGAGAAGAAGGTGCAGGAGATCGTCGACCGCGCCTGGATGGATCCGGTCAATCAAAAGAAGCTGACCAGCTACCAGGCTCAGCGCAAGCGCTCCAACGACCTCATCACATCGGCCAACCTCTTCCTCGGCTTCATCGAGCACAACGGCCGCATCCACGTCGTCTTCCTCGAGCCAGATGAGGTCACCGACATCGTCTCGGACCCAGACGATGACGAAATCCCTCTGTACTACGTGACACGCAAACGCAAGCAGGATTGGGACTTTTTTCAAGATATGCCTAAGCCGGTGCTCGGCTATGAGATGGAAGGGGGGCGCGAGCTCGTCTTCTACTTCCCGCACTGGCGCTTCGTCGAGGAGCAGATGAGCTGGGCCGAAGAGACCGGCAGCGAACAGCCGAAGCTGCCGCCACCAGAGAAGCGCGGCGATGCCTGGATCGAGCATGTGGCGATCAACCAGATCGGCCGAACGCATTTCGGCATTCCGCCATGGGCTCGGACCCTTCGCTTCTTCTCGGCGATGAATCAGCTCACCGAGGCGCAGGTGGCAATGCGCCAAGGTGCTGCCTCGATCATCGCCCAGCGCATCCGCCGCGGTGGCCCCAAAGATGTGCAGCGCGCCGCGGCCGGCGTCCTCAACATGGTCGGCGAGTTCGGCGCCGCACGCTTCGGTCGCCGAGCCGAACCGCAGAACGCCGGCATCGGTACCGAGCCGCAGGTCGGCAAACCACCGGTGCCCGCCGGCTCATGGCTGACCTCCAACGAAGGCGAGCGCCTCGAAGCAGTCAACCTCAGTTCGGGTGCGAGCCAGGCCGCCCAAGATGCCCAGATCGTTCGCGCTCCCCTCGCGGCTGCTTCGGGCTTCGGGCAGCATTACCTTGGCGATCCCTCCTCGACGACGCTTGCCGGTGGAACGACCTTGGAGTTGCCAACGCTACTTGAGGTGAGTTCTTGGCAGGAGACCTTTGAGGGCCTTTATCGCTGGTTTATCGACCGCTCGATCGAGGCAGCCGTGCGCGCCGGGCAGCTCGGCGGGCTTGTCGGCACTCAGCGAGGCGATGGGCGCTCACTCGCCGACCTGCGCCTCCCCGAGGACAAGGCGGAGATGGAGAAACGCCTCGGCGTCGATCTCAGCTACAGCTTTGAAATGCCCTACCCAGGTCGGCGCAACCTGCCCGATGTCGTCGCCGCGATCGTCGCGGTCGCCTCGGGCTTCGATCCGATGGGCGTCGACAAGCCGCTACGCCGCAACCTGCTTGACTTCTTCGCCCGCCACGGCCTGCTCACCGAGGACCCGGCAAAGTGGGTCGAGGAAGCGCTGCCCGAGGAGGGCGAAATGCCTCCCTTTCCCGGTAGCGGCGTCGGCATGGAAACCGAAGAAGGGCCAGAAGGCCCGGTCACCCGCGTCGGCCCCAACGCCGCAGCCCCCTCCAAAAATGGCCGCGAGACGAGCGAACAGCCGCAGTACCCCGGTCAGAAAACCCGCAGCCGCCCCCCCTCGAACGAACTCGGCGGCGGCACCCGCACGCGCGAGGTGATGGAGGCGGCGCTGGCCGAGGGCACGACCCCCGACCCCGGCGCCTTCATCGACGCGATGAACGCCGACGCCGCGCGCGAGTTCGCCGCGCTCGCCGCCGATCCCGCTGCGCTGCTTGCGGGGAAGGCTCCGTCTGCCGATCCTGCGAAGGCCAGGAACGGCTCCAATGGGGTGCCCTCTTAGATGGCCCGGCTGCTTACGCGCTATTGGAATTGGCGGCGAGAGAAAGTTGAGTTGGCTTTGGCGGATCAGAGTCACCACCGCTCCGAATGGGGCTGGTCCTACAAGCCAAGCGATTGGACTGCATCCGACAAGCGCAAGGCTCGGCTGGAGCACCGCCTTTCCTGCATCCAAAAGAAGCTCGGGATAAGTGGAACAGCAGCGCCGACAAGCTCCGCCTAAGCCAGTCCCGGTCATCCTGCCCGGTGCAGTGGGCGGTGTGGCGGGCAGCATCCCTGGCTCGGCGTCGGCGACAGCCTCGCTAACTGCCGGTGCCGGTGGTGACACCACCATCGCCGAGGTCTCCGGCAAGTCCGCCGCTGCAGTCTTGGCGGTGCTGGCGCGGCTCTCGGCCAAGCGCCTCGCTGCGATGCGCGAGCGCCTGCTTGCCTCCGGTACCGCGCTCGGCGACATCGACAAAGCACTCGCCGAAGAGGTCCAGCGCGAAGCCGTCTACAAGCGCCTCGCCGATCAGCGGGTGAAAGCTGGCATGAAGCTAGCTTTGCGCGCCAGCGATCCCAGCGTCCGCGCCGCCGCCGCCGAGAAGGTGCTGGCCCGCGAGCAGCGCTTCGCCCAACAGCGCGCCTCGGCCTCAGCCGAACGGGTGCTCGCCTCGGCCGAGCTGCAGGAATTGCGACGGATCAGCCCGCAGGGAGCGTTCTGGCGGCTTGGGGCGCGTCAGACGCACACGCCCGACTGCGTGGCTATGGCGGGTCAGTTTTTCCCATGGACCGTCCTCAATGAGGTCCACCCGCTGCGACATCCCGGCTGCGGCTGTTTCTTGGTTAGCCTCGGCTCGGCGATCTCCGAAGGCTTGATGGCTCCCGGCGACATCCCCACCGACGCTGCTGCCCGCAAGCTCGCCGCCGGGGTCATCGCCCAGGTCCGCCAAGAGAAGGCCGACGCCATCCGCAAGTACGGACTCGAAGAGGAAGCCACCCGTGAGATCGTCATCCGTGAGCGCCTCGCCGAGACCGGAGCCGATGCCGACCTGCTCGCCGCCGCGCCGCTTCGCTGCGAAAGGTGTTCCCGAGTCCGACTGAACCAACACCGCCTACGCCTGCTGCGCGAAAAGCAGGCCGAACGGCAATTCGGGATCGCGGCAGCCATCCCCGTCGCCGAGTAGGCTGATGGAGCCCTACGACGAACGAAAGGACCGCATGCAAACCGAGCAGGTAACCCGAGCCAGCGAAGCCCTATTCGACGGCGGCAATTCAGAGGAGATCACCCTTCAAACCGAAGCCTATGAGGGGAGCGTTGCAGTCCATTCCCGCAGGGCAAACGAGGAGGAGGAGGACTTCCCGGCGCTTTCCGTTTATCTCTCGCCCGTCGATGCCGTGATCCACGCTGAGCGCATCATCGAGGCAGCCCGCCAAGCCGTCAAAGATCCCACCTTCGTGCCCTAACCCGCAACCTCGACCCCCGCTGAACCAACTTCACACGCCGCCGCCAATTCGCGTAGACTCCTAAGCGGTAGACAGAGCGGCCCGGCCCCTCTCGTGGCGTTGGAGCCGGGCCGCATCCGCCCCCGACCTTATGCCGAACCTGATGGTCGCCCTCATCACCCTCGGCGAGGTCAGAGATCGCAGCCTCGCGTTGTGGGTCGAGGAGGTCAACGCGAAGCTCGCGCAGAAGTGAACCCAATCACTGTCCACCTCCCCGCCGATCCGGCCGCTCCGATCAAGCGCTCCCGCCCCTACCTGACCCGCTGCGGCCTCAGCGCCCGGCTCCCCTCGCGCACCCGGACGCGCGAGGATGAGGACGGTCCCTACCTCGTCGCCGGGCCGCATCCTCGCTACTACCGCGTCTGCCCTGACTGTGGGGCCGATGGTGCGACCTGGGACGGTGGCGTCGGGTGAGCCTGTTCGTCTGCGATGAATGCGGCGTAGTTGAGAACACGGCGCTGGCCGGGTTCGGCGGCTACTGGGGGCGGAACCGTAAAGACCTCGGGCACGGGGAGCAGGGCGTAGGAGATGGCAAGGCCCGCTGCTCCCAGTGCAACCCGCAGATCGGTAAGTGGCACGGCTGCTTTCCTCGCGGAAAGTGGGATGGCAAACGCCAAGTCATCAATCGGTGAACTTCTGCGTCCGGCACCGCATCTAGATTCTCCCCGAGAGCAGTGTCGGCGACCCTTGGCGGTGCTCTCAACTAGTCCTCGCTGTAGCGGTGTCCGCCGACAAGTAGATAATCCCCAACCGTGGCCCCGCCTCAGCGCTATGACTCGCCTGCCAGGCAGATGCTCATCTTGGGACAGGCGGCTCGTGCCGAGGGTCTCAGTTTCGATGAGTTCTGGCAGCGCGCCGTGCGCCCCGGACAACCAGCCCTGACTCCCCGCCGGCTCGGCAGAGGCAAGTACGACGGCCTCGAGCACCAAGCCGTCGTCTGGCCCTCGGACACCGCCGAACGAACCGACGCCCAAGAGGCGATGCTCCGCTGCGAGGACGTGTGGCGCCGGGCCTATGACCGCGAGCCTCAGACACCCGGAGACCGCGCCCTTGCCAGCCTCTATGAGATCTGGGCCGAGCGGGAACTTGGCGGGATCGAAGCGGGGAGAGTTGTAGGCTTGGCGGCATGAAGTTCGACCCCAATGATGCGCAGATCGCCACGGCCAAGAAGCTGATCGGCGAGGGCGGCGACTGGCCGGAGATTTTGTGGTCGCGCTGGTTCACCCAGCGGATGACGGGAGAGGGTGAGCCAACCGAAAATCTTCTGGTCCTCGTTGCGAACAGGCCCGAGAATCCGATGTGGACCGACCAAATCTTCCTCATCGACGAGGAGGGTGTCTCTGAGCAGATCGCGGAACGGGCGCGCATCCCTGCCGACGATGAACTCGGCATCCGCCCGATTCCAGAGGTAGCGACGGTATGACCCCTCTCGACCTCGCCAGCTTTCCCGTGCAAGAGGCCGGGGAACATCCTCACGACAATCCGGCCAAGCCGTTCTCGACCTCGAAAACCTCGAACTGGGTCGCTCGGGCCGGGGGCTTGCCGCATTACATTCAGCACGTCGCTCACGCCTTGGCCAAGACGCACGGCACCTCTCGGGCGATCGAGATGGCCGTCGGCATCGTCAAAAACTGGGCGGAGGGAAAGGGCCATGTGCATCCCGCAATCAAGGCCGCCGCCGCGAAGGCGATGGCCGAGTGGGAGGCCAAGAAGGCGAAAGCACATGCCCTGAAAGAGGAAGCGGCGCTTGAGGATTTCCATGACGAGTTCGTCGCCGGGTGTAAGGAGCGATTGCGCGTCCTCTCTATCGCGCTCGACCCCGACGCGATCCTTGAGGCCATGCAGGAGGGCAGCGGCTTCATGGTGCTCACCGCCGAGGAAGCCGAGTTCGGCCCGGACTCACTGGCAGAGGTCGACCTCTGCCAGAAAGGTCGACAAAAGATGGCCAAGGCGAAAACCGCTCGCCACGATGGCAGCTTCCCGATCCCCAACACTGACTTCTTGGGTAAGGCAATCAAGGCGGTCGGCGGCGCGAAAGATCCCGCCGCCGCGAAGGCGTGGATCAAGAAGCGCGCCAAGGCTCTCGGCGCCACCAAGATGCTGCCTTCCAACTGGGGCAACGCGATGGCCGAGTCCGAGCTGACGCAACTCGCCGAGGAACTGCTCGATACCTTGATGCTTTGCGAGGCGCTCGCTGAGGCATACAACCCCCCGACATGGGTGATCCCCAAGCAGGCTCGCCAGCCCGGCTTCAAACCGCTGAAACCGCCGAAAGCGAAATCGTCATCGACCAAAAGCTCGTCCTCCAAATACGATCCGAACAAACACCCCCGCGACCAGATCGGCCAGTTCCTGCAGAAGGGCCACACCGGGCCGGCGGTCAAGGGCATCCAGCAGAAGCTCGGGATCAAGCCCACTGGCACCTACGACTCCAGCACGGTGGCCCGCATCCGCACCTACCAGGAGAACCACGGACTCGTGGTCGACGGGATCGTCGGCGCGCAGACGGCGGCTTCGCTGCTGGGCAAGCCCAAACGCAAAATAGGTGCGCTGCCCGGTGGCCTGCGCAAAGGACTTCAGGGACTCGTCAAACACAAGCTGAAGGAAGAGGAGGTGCTGAGTGAGGCCCTCGAAGAGCGCACCTTGCACACCGCCACCCAGCAGCGAGACAACGGCGTCAAGTCGGCCACCCACTCCTCGATCCGCTCGGCGATCTACGACTTGGCCGGTAGTGGGTCAGTTTGAAATCGCCCTCTCTGTAGAAGCGATCTTGTGACAAGTCAACACAAAAGTGAAGGAGATTCAGTTCCATCGGGGAGATGTGCGAAGGTTGACAAACCGCAAGTGACCGAGATGAACTTCACCCGGAAAAACGCAGCCAAACAGGACGACCCCCCGGCGAGCGTAGACGCCAATCCAAGCTCACCGAGGGGTCCGGGCGCACCAGCCGCCGGTACTCGGCGGCAGCAAGATCATGCCCACGACCCCGGACGCAAGCCTGGGGTCGTGGGCCATCTTTCAAGCCGCCTTCGGGGTCGCCACGGCATCAGCGGCCTGGATAAACCAGACCGGATCGAAGCCAGCGACTGCCACCAGCGGCAGGCTGTCTCCCGCCTTGCACCAGACGGCGACATTCAGTCGCTCGCCAAAGTGGTCAACGAGTTCGTACTTGCCAGCCTTCGGAGGGTTATCTCCAGGCTGGTACCTCAGGGGCGGCCGTTGCATGGCCCCTCCTTTGCATCCATGAGATAGCTCGGGTCGTTACGGGCCTGTAACCCTGCGGCCTGGGCTATCTCAATTTTTCCCGCTTTCTGCGGGCCAACTGCGCAGGATCGTCATTCGCCCGGATGGATTTTGTATGTCGCACTCGACCTAATCGAGCAACCCGGCGATCTCCTCAAGCGACCAAATGTGATCGGTCACCCCGGCAGCCATCGCCGGAGTCCGGGGGTAGCGCTCCCTCAGCGCCGTATGCGGGCGAGCGAAGTTGTAATGGAGGTAGTGAAGGCTGACGGCCTGGGCAAGGTTCTCAATCTTCTTGCTGAATCCGTTGGTCAGCCGCGTGAAGCGGCGCATCCCCATCCGCATGGTCAAGTTCTGCCGCTCGACGTAGCTGGTTGAGATCCGGTCAGGATCGGGGTCACCCTTCAGGACTCGCGTTTTCGTGCCGGTGCAGACCGCCGGGCTGTATTTGCGCTCGGGAGTGCCGCTCTCGGCCCGGTAGGTCTTCATGATCTGCGCCCAGTCGACCTGATGGCGGAAGGATGGCCCTACGGTCCCTTCATAGATCACGTGCCCGTCGGTGCTTAGCTGGATGCGGCCGGCCATCCGGCTCGCCAGGTCGGTCAGGAAGACTTCGGCATCGTCGGAGGTCCGCTCCCCGACCAGCCAGGAGGGAACCAGCTTCGTATCGGCGCACAGCGCCGTAAAGGTCCATACGTCGCCGTAGCCATACGTGCCCTTGAATTCCTCTGGCACATTCTTCTGCTTGGCGTAGCAATACGCCCAAATCTCGTCGGCCTCAATCACTTTGCAGGGGAGATCGACAAACACGCCGTCTTGGTACTCGCGGCCGCACCTTTGCGGTCAGCAACGGCACCGAGAACCTTCAGGCCAGCGGCGTCGAGGAAGCCGCCGACACGGCCAAGGAGCTCGACTCGCGTTCGGGCACGGGCGCGTCCGGCACGCCAGTCGTGAGCAGCAGCTAGGCTTTCGCTGGCGATGTCCGCGCAGAACGTCAATTCGGCTCCATATCCCGATGCGCTCGATGCCTTGGTGGATGTACTCACCTATCGGCCGGGCTGGTCCTTCCGGCTTGTCGTCATGGATCGGGGGCAGGGAAGCGAAGGATTGACCTTCGAGGTCACATCGGTCGGCTACAACACCTACGAACCCGAAGCAGGGCGCACCTATCGCGTGCGCCACCTCTTCCCGGTCCCACCCGCGGCCTACAACCGCGAGTCATGGCAGCGCTGGATTCTGGAGCGCCTTCTCGAGATCGAGACCCATGAGGCATGCGAGTTCATGCAGATCGACGCCGTGCGGCCTTTCGGCCCCAATCACGGGCCGGGCCACGATCCCTATTACGTTCGCGAGGTCAGCCGGGTCGAGGACGCGGAGACATCCTTCCGCGGCGAGCGCGATGCAGGGAGTCAGAGCACCTGATCGAACCACCCGACCCCCGCCTCGTCGCCCGTGCCCGCGAGCGAGGGCCAAAGATCGAGGGCCTGCGCAAGATGCTCCGCGAGCACTGCCGCTTCGAGTTCAAGAACGGCACGGTTGTCAAGCAGCGTCGGATCGGCGACCGCACAGGCTGCGCCACCTTCACCGTCGTCCGCCCCGACGGTGCCGAGCAGACTTTCCACCACGGCATCGTCAACTACGGCTTGGCCTATGAATTCGCGATGGCCGAGTCCGTAGAGCAGCGGATCGAGGGGAAGGATCATCCGCTGATGCAGGCAGCTGGCAGCTAAACTTGTCATTGGGTAGGTGCGCGCGAGACGCGAGAAATCGCCCGAAGGCTGCCCACCGGGCGGCAGCTTCCCTAAAGAGGAAGTGTCCAACTTCGGCTCGCGGCCTATCCCGTTCTTGCCTTCCTGACGGTATGCCCCCGCGCTGGCTCCTATCATCGCTGTCGTGAGCGGCGTGACCAAGACCTGCCCCAACTGCGGCCATGAACACGACAAGAAGGTCACGAAATGCGAGTCCTGTGGCGGCGACATGTCGAAGGCCAAGGAGGAGGTCGAGCCGCAGGGCCTCGAAGAGGGAGCGGTTCTCCCCGATAGCGACCTGCTGCCGGTCGTCGAGTCCCAAGCGACGCTGATCGTTCCGAAAAAGGGCAAGGTCTTCGAGCAGCGCAAGGTGGAGATCGCCGGTCGCGTGCAAGAGGTCAACGTCGGGCGCTTCGCGATCATCCGGCCATGCATGAGCCGGGGCCGGCGCATCCGCGGCCTCGCTCCGATCTATGAGGCTTCGATGCTGGCCGAGTCCGCCGGTGTCTTCGGCGGCTGGCCGATGTACGCCGATCACATCACCGAGCAGCTCAAAGAGGCGATCTACGAATCGCTGATGGAGGAACTCGGCGAGGAGAAGGTCAAGGCGTTGGAGGGCCGACTGCGTGAGGCCGGCCGCTCGATCAAAGACCTCGGCGGCCGACTGTTGAAGACATGGTTCGATCCTGAACTTGTGATGGAGCACGACGCTGAACGCGGCTATCGCAAGGGCGGGATCGTCGGCGATGTGGTGCCCCAGCCCTTCATCCACGAGATGTTCGAGGCCGACCCCGGAGTGCTCAACGTGTCGATCAACGCTTGGCCCCGTCGGGTCAAAGTCGGCCGCCCGAGCTGGGACAACTCCCAGAAGGGTGCGGTCATCGAGGGCATCGCCGCCAAGCCGATGGGTTCGGTCGACTTCGTGTTCCTCGGTGGTGCAGGGGGCGCGCCGATCACAGAGCACGAGCGCCAGGTTGCGGTATCCGTTTTGGCGAGCACCTATCCTTCGCCGCGCGAAAGGAATCAAGGAGACGAAATGCCTAAAAAACTCGCCGAGATGAGCACCGCAGAGGTCCGGGTGCTGCCAAAGCCCAAGCTGCTTGAACTGCTCAAGGAGGAAGGTGGCGAGTCGGTTGCCGAGACGATCGCCGAGGCGATCCAGCTAGGCAACTCCGGCAACGGTGGCTCCGGTTCGGGCAGCGACTCCGGCGCTCTCAGCGAGGACGCGGTCCAGGAGATGCTCGCCGAGCACGAGCGCAAACTTCGCGAGGGCTTCGATGAGAGCCTCAAAGCGGCCCGCGAGGAAGGCGACAAAGAGCTGCGCGAGCGCGAGGATGCGCGCGCCCTCGAAAGCGTCGCCCACGATCTGCTCGCAGAGGCCGCTACCAACGGCTTCCCCCAGGCTTGGGTCGACCAGCTCAAGCCTCGCTACACCGTCACCACCGCTGGCATCGGCTCGGGCTTGAAGCTCGCCGAGTCCGACCTGACCAACGGCGAAGGCGAGAAAGTCAACGCCGAGGATGCCATGCGCGAGCGCGTCAAGGCCGACATCGCCGAGGCGATCAAGCTGATCGAGGCCGGTGGCGGCAAGCCGCGGGTCAAGGGCTTCGGCGCCAGCGCCCCCGACCCACAGGGCGAGGGCAAAGACAAAGAGGGCAGCGGCAAGAGCCTCATACAAGAGGCCGACAGCGACGCCTTCATCGGGTTCCTGCGGGAGTCCGGGGATGTCACGGGCAACAAGGACACAGACGAGGCGGCCTTCGCCGGGATGTTTGGAGGGAGCTAGCAGATGTACGATGAGCCAGGCGGGCGTGTTCGCGTCCAGAACTTGACCGGGAAAGCGATCCCGAATGGTGCCCCGGCCTACCTCGGCGGCCATGTCGGCTTCGTCGGGAAGAACACCCAGCTCGACCGCTGGGTGAAACCCGGCTCCGAAGAAGCCACTCACGTCATGGACAAAGAGTGGTGCGTGATGTTCGTAATCGACAAACACGAGTTGGCGCTGGCAGGCCTGCTCGCCACGGCCAGCGTCGGCGACAAGCTCTTCTTCGACGGCGACAGCCAGGAAGTCGTCTTGGCGGCTGGCGCCGGTGCAAGTGCGGCCAACGAGAAACAGTCGGTCAAAATCGAGGCGACCGGCGGCACATCGAAGTGGACCGTCCCCGTCTTCGAGGATCCCGCCGAACAGACGGGCAAAATCAAATGGGACGCGACCGCGAAAGAAGTGCAGGAAGCGCTCGATGCCCTGCCCGGTCTCAACCCCGGCGATGTCGTCGTCACTGGCGGCCCCGGCGACGCCACTGGCACCACGCCCTACATCCTTACCTTCGGAGGCCGACTGGCCGACACCGATGTCGCCGCGACCACCGTCGACACCACCGAACTCACCGGCGAAAAAAAAGCGACGATCACCACCTCGACTGCTGGCGCCGGCAGTGCCGACACGGTGATGCCGCTCGGCGTCGTGGACGTGATCGACACCTCGCGCTCTCCATCGGTGGCCCTCGTCAACTGCTCTGACCTCAAGCCCTTCCTGACCAGCTAAGGAGACAACTGCACCACATGGGACTTCTCACTACAGCTAAAGGGCGATGGGGCAACTGGGGCAAGCACCTGGAGATGATGGAGGCGTTTGAGAGCTTCCGCAAAAACCCCCGCGTCCTTGAGGGCCTCTTCGGCAAGGAGGGCTATGAGGCCCTGCTGCAAGAGGGCAGCGGCGCACCCGAAGCCCGCGTGGACTTCCCGATCTTCCTGCAAACGGTCGTGCACCACCGCATCCGCGAGCGCTTCAAGACGATGGCATCGGAATGGGAAAAGTTCGTTGGCATCGAGTCCGCTCAGGACTTCCGCGAGCACACAGTCAGCTCGCTCGGCGCGATCCGCGGCTTCCAGCCGGTCGGTGAGGGCGAACCCTACCCCCGCCTGCGCAGCTCCGAGGAGGAAGGGCCGCCCTTCAGCGTCGGCAAGTGGGGCGGTATCTACGCGCTGACGATGGAGCTCGTCATCAACGACGAAATGGACCGCCTGCTCAACCGCATCCCCGGCGAGCTTGGCGAAGCGGCAGCCGAGTACGTCACTGAACTAATCATCGCCTTCATCGAGTCCAACCCGACCTACCCGGTGGATTCGCTGCCCTTCTTCCACGAATCGCGGGAAAACAACGTCACCGGCAAATCGGCCGAAGCGACCGAGGATAATCTGATGGCCGCAATCGACACGATGAAGCTGCGGCGCAACTCCGAAAACAAGCCGATCACGATCGTCCCTCGGCGCATCCTCGTGCGGAACCCTTCGCTGAAGGCGAAGTTCGACGCGATGATCCGCTCCCAGACGACCGGCGTGCGCTCCGAGATCACCGCCGAAGGCGCCCCCGGCTTCGCGCCTGGCACCGACAACGCCGTCGCCAACGTGCTGCCGCCCGATGCGGTCGTACAGGACTCCTGGCTGAACGCGCCCAACGACTATTACCTCTTCGCCGACGCCCAGAAACGGCCGGCCTTCGTCGCTGCCTTCCTCAAGGGCCAGCGCACCCCGCAGATGTTCCTGCAGGACTCCGGCATGCGCGGAGTCGGCGGTGGCGGCGCGGATCCCTACTCGATGGACTTCGACGAGATCCCGTACAAGCTGCGACACTTCACTGGCGTCGCGTCGGGTGAGCCCCTCGCGGCAACTCGATTCCAGCCTTAAGGAGGCGCGCCTTGACACCCAGCTCGCTCGTTACCGACGTAGCCACGGTCGGCCCCGAAGATGTGGACTCGCCGGGCGAACTGGCGCCGAAAGTCGTCAAGTCCCAGGAAGCGCACGAGCTGATAAAGCGCGTCCGTGCCAACTATCCGGTCGACCTCGTCGTGGTCGAGTCGCGCGAGGAGGACAGGCCGCGCACTGCCGCCCTTGACGCCGATGAGGTTCTGGAGGCGGCCACCGAGGAGTTTGGCGATGACTCGGAGCCGGGTGGCGTGGTCAAGGTGCTGAGCGCCCGCGTGCGTGGCAAGGACCAGCCGCTCGCCGAGAAGGCCGTCTGCGTGCTCTGGGAGACCCCCTCTGGCCGCACGGCTCGCGGTGCCTTCGGCTATGCGCCGCTCAGCACTTCGATCGAGGACTTCGACAGCAAGATCGCCTCGGGCGAGATCACCGAAGTCGACGAGGGCGACGCCAAGGACTTGAAGCGCACGGTCGAGCGTCAAGAGGACCAGATCAGGCGGCTCAACCAGCAGCTTGCCTCACAGAGCGGCAGCCACGACTCCGAGTCAGCCGATGTTGAGATCCCAACCGGCAAAGCGAACGAACTCATCAAGCGCATCCGCGCCGGCGACTTCAGCGCCGAAGATCTCACCGCGCTGCTTGAAGTCGAGCAGGGCGAGAAGACGCCGCGCAACTCAGTGATCGACGCCGCCGAGAAGGCCCTCGAGCAGCTCAGCCAGGAGTAGCCCCCCGTGGGTTCCTCCACCCGCTACACCGTCCGGCTGGAGGATCCGAACTCCGAGGAGTTCCGCATCGTCAACCTCGATGCCTCCTCGCCAGAGCAGGCCAAGGCGCTTTGCGAAGACAAGGAGCGCCAGCTTGTCGCTGTCACGCTCTCCGAAGAGGACCTAGCGAGCGAGCATGAGCGCTCCGAGCAGCGCGGTCGCCGCACTGGCCGCCTGGTCGCCCATGAGCAGCAGGTGTCCTATGCGGTCGTCTCGGTGAACCCCCGCGGCGAGCGCCCTGAGCAGCCATCCAATGCCGAGGAGGGCTGAGCCTTGGCGATCGAAGTCAAGTGGTTCGGGCTCGGCCTGCTCGACATGCTGGAGGCTCCACGCGACCTTGAGGCCGAAACACTGAAGCTGGCCTTGGTCAAAGCGGCCTACACTCCGGATCGCGATACGCAGGACTTCTGGAACGATGTCTCGGGCAACGAGCTCGCCGAAGGCAACGGCTATGTGACCGGTGGCAAAACCCTCGCTGGCGTCGCCACTTCCTACGATTCGGCCTCCGATCAGGTTCGCCTCGACTTCAACGACGTGACTTGGGAATTCACCGCCTCCCAGAAATGGAAATTCGCGGTCCTCTATATCGACACCGCGGGGGCGTCCTCAACCGACCCGGTGATCGGCCTGCTGAGCTGGGATTCCGAACAGGCCGTCTCGACCAGTTTCACGCTGGTTATCGACGCCGCCGGGTTGCTGTACATAGATACGACCTGATCGAGGGCTGAGGCGTGGCAATCGTCTCGCCCACGTTCGTCCTAGAGGCTGAGACCTCTTGGACGACCACGAACCCAGCATCGCTTGAAAAAGCCCTCGCGGTAGTCGCGGGCGAACGCATCACTGTCTTGGCGATCGACGAACAGGCCGCCGGCACGCTGGCCTTGGCGATCTCTGGCGGCGGGCTGACCTGGAAAGAAGAGAAACTCAGCCACCCCGAAGGTGAGTGCTATGTCGTCATATGGACGGCGACGGCGGCGAAAACCGAAACGATCACCATCAAAGTCACGGCGACTGGCAAAGGCCAGTTCGGGAATATCGGCCGCTGGGGCTTCAATGCATTGGCGTGGAAAGGCTCTGAAGGGATCGGCGCGGTTGTCCTCACGACCGGCTCGGGTGCCCCGCTGGTCAAAATCAAAACCGGACAGGACAACAGTGCGCTGGTCGTTGTCAACGCCGACTTCGCAGCGAAAAGCGGCTCGACGCGCAAGGCCAGGCCCATCGCTGAGCCGGGCAAGGCCGTCACCTGCAACGCGGCTACCGATGTCTTCACCTGTACCGCCCACGGCTATCGGGAAAACGATGAGGTCCAGTTCTCAGGGCTCACCGGCGGCGCTGGGATTACCGCAGGGACGATCTATTACGTCATCGCCTCTGGGCTGGCCGCGAACGAATTCAAGGTCAGCGCGACGCTGGGAGGCACGGCGCTCAACGTCACCTCGAACCTGACTGCAGGCACGGTCGCCCGAACCTACGCCGAGCAGACCTACTCGACTACCAGCGGCGCCTACACCGTCTATGGCGGCTTTCACGGCAATGTCGGGGCGGCGGGAGAAAAGGAAGTCGGCTTCACCGAACCCACGGGACAGACCTTCACGGCCGTCGCGATCGAGGTCAAGGGAACCAAAACAGCAGAACCGCCAAGCGTCACCACCGAACCGGCCACCGAAATCGGCCTCATTACCGCGACCTTCAACGGCACGGTCGATCCGAAGGGATTGTCGACGACCTACTGGTTCGAGTACGGCACGGATACCAAATACGGCTCAACCACCGAAAAAGTAAAAGGTCTCGAAACCAAAAAAGCTGTCTCGGCCAAAGTCACGGGCCTCCTCGCCGGCCAGACTTACCACTTCCGCTTGGTCGCCGAAAACAGCGCTGGGATCACCTATGGGCTCGATAGCGAAGAGACAGAGGAAAAAGAACCCGTTAAAGAGACACCCACCCCGGGTGGTGCCGATGCCAAAGGAACCGCCCCGGTTGCCTCTGCAGCGCTTGTCCAAGATGGCGCCACTGCCACCGGGAGCCAGCCTGCGCTCTCTGTTCCCGTAGCGGCTGGAGGTGCGCCTGCCAGCGGCACAGAACCCAAAGCACAGGAATCGGCTACCGAGACCCCGGTGCCGGGAGGATCGACGGCCTCGGGTATTGGTCCACAGGCAAGCGTCGCAGGGCCGCAGGGAGGCTCTCTTGCCGGTGGCGCAGCGCCAGCTTCGGCAGTTCCAAGCGACAGCGGAGGCGCTCTCGGCTCCGGCAATGGGGTGGTGCCCGATTACGGCGCGATGCCGATCGCCGGCGAAGCGCAGGCAAACGGAGATGGCCCAAGCGCCACAGCCGCGGTTCTCGCCGGAGGGGCAGTCGCAGACGGTGCCTCGCCGACAGAGCGCCAGGCCGCCTCGCCCCCGCCGGGAGGCGCTATTGCCAGTGGCCAAGAGCCAACTGCCGCATCGACTGCCGCGCCGGGGGAAGCCGCCGGGGCTGGCGCAGGGCCTACCGCTGCGACCTCGGTAGCAATCGGTGGGGCCAGTGCGGGCGGTATCGAGCCGCAGGAGGCCGAAGAAGAAAGCGCATCGCTGCCCTCCGGTGGTGCTGAGGCCGGAGGCTCCGAACCGTCCACCGCTGCTCAGGCCGACTCAGGCGGCGCATCTGCCGGCGGCCCCGGCCCCGGCGCCGCTGCCTCGCCAGCCCTCGGCGGCGCTCAAGGCGACGGGATTACCCCCGCGACCATCACAATGGTCGGCCAAGGCGGCGCTATAGCGGCAGGCAACGCTCCCAGCGAGCACGAAACCACAGTCGAGGCCGCAATCCCCGGTGGGGCACTCGCCAATGGCACGGGGCCGCAGCAGGCCGTAGCGTCGGGAATAGGCGGGGCTGAGGGCGCTGGCCTGCCGGGTAGTGCCGGGGCGGCCTGCGGTCGAGGCGAGGCTGAGGCGGCTGGGCAAGAGCCCGGCTCCCACGTTCTCGCCATCGCGGTCGCCGGTGGCGCAGATGGTGGCTGGAATCCTCCGGTCGCGCTGATCGCGCTCGGGCCGCGAGGGTTGGCGCAGGGCGATGGTTCCTCGCCATCCCTCTCGGCACTGGTTGAGTCAGGAGGAGCGCTAGCCGCCGGATACCCGCTCGAAGAAATCACCTCCGGCACCGTCGTAGGCACTGCGGGACTCAGCGTGGATCCCGCCGGCTCTGCCTCCGTAGGAGACGTGGATACAGGCGCGGCAAGCCTCAGCGCGACACCTGCGGGCGCTTCCTCTGTGCGGGAAGAGAATGCGGGCGCCGCTACCGTAGGCAGCGAGAAGATGGCCAGCGCGACGACCACCGAGACCCCATGAGCCACGACATCGGCGATACCAGCCGCCTGCGTCTTGTCGATGTCCTAGACGAGGACGGCAAAGCGGCCGATCCCGGCGAGCTGAAGCTCGAAATCCGGCGCCCCGACGGAGAAGTGATCGTCCGTGAATGGCCCTCGGGCAGCGAGATCGTCAAAGAGTCGACCGGCAACTTCAACTCGTTGGTGCTCTGGGACGAAGCAGGCGCATGGGAATACCGCTGGCTCGCCAGCGAAGGCGTCACGGTCAAGGAGGGCGGCACCGTCTATGTCGGCATCGAGACGATGGACACTCCGTTCCCCGACGAAGACTTCACCGTCGCCGAAGTCTGGGCACGCTCACCGTTGCTGCAGACGCGCTATGTGCGCGGCTCGGGCGATCCCGAGCTGGTCCTGCGCGTCGCCACTGCGGCACCGTTGGTCGGCTCGCTGACCGGGCGGATCATCGCCGGCACCGAAGGCGAAGCCGTGTCCGACGGGATGAAAGAGCTGGCGCTGAGCGCGATCGCGATGAAGACCGAGCAGCTCGACTCCGCCGTCGGTTCGGTGAGCAGTCGCGAAGAGGCGCTCGAACGATCCGCCCTGCGCTCGATCTCGGCGGGGTCATGGAGCGAGTCCTACTGGGGGCCAGGCGAGGCGGCCCAAGGCAAGCAGCTCGACACCGACCCAACGCTCGCCTCGCTGCTTTGGGCACTCTGCACGGAACAGAAGAAAGGCGAATGGCTCGAACTCTGGGAGGGCAAGGAAAAGGGCTTCTCGGTGGTCGAGGCCTTCGCGTACAGTCAGAGGCCGGGGGGTTATTGACCGCTCGCGCCCGAAAGCCGCCTCGCAAGCTGGTCCTGCCTGACGAGACCTGTCTCGATCGACTGTGGGCACGGCTCAGGGATCGCCCAACCCTTCAGGAGCAAATCGAGGCTAGGCCGGACACGGTGACTCTTCGGACGCGCAAATGGCCGAAGTAAAGTGGCCATCCCCCGTCCACATACCGCCACGCCGGTGCTCTGGGTGCAATCAGGCGAACGGATCGAGGGTGAGCGCGATGTCTCGATGGAGCTCGGCACGCCCTTCGGCTGCTTCCTGCAACTCCCCGGCGGCGAGGAGGATTCAGGCACTCCCCGCGGCCGACGCCAAGTCAAACGCCCGACTCTGCTCTTCAACGCCCGTGATCTCATCGGCGAGGTGATCGAACTCTCCAACGCCGACGAACTGCTGGTCGAAGCGCCGCTGCTCACTGGTCCCGATCCGGTGCGCTGGCAGATCGTCGGCACGCCGGAGTACCTCGCCTCGCCTCGGCGTCTTGTCGGGTTTCAGGCGCGGCTCAAGCGGGTGGAAGACTAATGACGATCACCGTCGGCAAGCGCACGCGGTGGAACATGGGCGAGGTGAAAACGCTGCGCGCAGCGGCGGAGATACCCGGTGTCAACCTCGCCCGCATCAACACCATCGTCCGGCGCTGCGACGGCGACTTCGACCTCGCCCTGACCGCGTTGACGATGAAGCCCCGGCCCGACTGGGTTGAGCATTTCTTGACCGCCGACGTAACGGAGGAGAACGGCTTTTGAGTGCCGGGGACACACTCCAAGGCCGCCATCTCCCCGACCGCGAGTTCACCCGCCGGCTAGCCAACCCCGAGGCACCCCCGGTCGCCGACGGCGACTACGGCCGCGTCTACCGCGATGGCCACTATGTCTGGATGTGCTGCACGCCCGGCCACCACATCGGCGATCTCTCAGCGCACGCCGTGACCGAATTTGCCGATGGCACGGTCACCGTCGCCCCCTCGATCTTGGTTCACGCGCCAGGCCATGCCGATCAGGGCTGGCACGGCTATCTCGAGCGAGGACGCTGGCGCGAGTGCTGACCTGTGGGTCTTGAACTAAACCGCCCCGTTTCTTCGCTGTTTGACGAGAGCTTCGCCGCCGATGTGGCCCGCGAGATCGTCGACCAAGTCGGCGACCGGATGCTCGAGCGGGTCAAGGACCGCACGCCGATCGCCGATCTGCCGCTCGCCTATCACGGCGACTTCGCCACATGGATCGAGGATCGCGGCGGTCGCAAGCCTGGCACCCTGCGCGAGCGCTGGCGGCGCACCGGGGTACAGGGGCAGTCCGGCTCGGGCCTCAAGGTCGTGGTCTTCAACCCCGACCCGGTCACGGTGATGGTCGAGCACAACACGCGCCCCCACCTGATCCGCGCTCACCTGCGAACCCGCGCCGATGGCGGCACCTACCAAGGCCTGCTGCGCTACCCGCAGGGGGCGAGCTTCCACTTCGCGGTGGAGACGCACCACCCAGGCACGCAGGGCCAGCATTTCTTGCGAAATACACTCGCCGAAATCGAGGCCGTTTGGCCCGAGATCGGGACGCGCGTCCTCGACCTCTCAATTGTCTTTTACGATGAGCGATACTAGATGTGGACTGCTGACGACATCTCAAGATCGCTCAGGCGCTACCTCGCCGCCGCCCTCCCCGAGGAGTGGACGATCCGCCTTGAGGTGCGCGAGGTGCGAGACGAGGATCGTCCTGTCGCCGTGGTCGAACTCGGCGCGATCTCATCGGTGCGAGCACGCGAGGCGATCACCCAAGGCGAGGTCGAATCGCTGGCGCCGGTGACGATCACCGCCTACCCGCCGCTGCCCGATGAGCCCAAAGCCGGGGAAGATCCGGCCACCGATCCGCTGCGCGAGGCCCGCCAGCAGGCCGCGACCATCGCCTCGGGTCTTGAGCGCCTGCTGGTTTACGGGCTGACCGTCACCACCGAACCCGAAGAAGGCCAGCGCGTGCACTGGGCCGGTCCCTTCCGCATCCCGCTCTACGACTACGCCGACGTGCCGCTGAGCGGACCCGAACGCGAAGGCCCCAAAGAGCCGCACGACGTGCTCTGGGTGCCCCAGGAGTCGGTCAGCGTCGAGCCGATCCAGGACACCGAAGACCGCCGCCGCTGGTCGGTCGCGATGGACTTCCGCGTCTCGATGGAGGCACCTGGCCGCGAACGAGCCGAAGACGAAGGCTTCCTCGCCGAAGGCATCGAAGGCAGCTTCGTCCCGCCACCCGGCTAGGGGAAGCGGCCCGATCTAGCCGCCAAGTGACAGTATCCATTCTGGGCAGCACCTATCCTGCGAGCGGAATGGGCGAGCCTGCACAGAGTCCCGAGAGCACCCCCCTCAAGCCGAGCCGCGATGAGCTAAACGAGCGCGCCGCCGAGCTTGGCATTGCCAGCCCCGAGGGTCTCAAGAACATGGAGGCTGTCGAAGAGGCGATCTCCGACGCCGAAGCCCTGCCGCGCTTCAGCCGAGCCGAAGTGCTTGACCTCGCCCGCTCGCTGACCGGCTTCTCGCGCAACCACATGGCTGGCGCCCTGCACGGCAACGAGCAGAAGACCTTCACCAAGGAAGAGGCCACCAAGATCGGTGAGCGCTTCGCCCGCCATGAGGCGGTGGCCTAGTGGGCGGCGGCACAACCCTGACGCTGCCCCAGAACGAGGGCACCTACATCACCCTGCAGGGCCAGCGTACGGTTCGCCCGAGCGCATCGGTTGCCCAGACAGTCGCGATCCCGCTGATCTGCGACTGGGGGCCGCTCGGCTCTGAAGAAATCGTCAAGTCCGAAACCTTCGGCGAATGGGAGTCGCTCTTCGGCAACTCCGACACGCCCGGCCGCGATGCGGCGCTGGCGGCCTTCGTCGGCACCGGCATCGAAGGCAACGTCGCCGCCGGTGCGGTCAAGTCCTACCGGATGGCGACCAGCTCCGCCGCCGCCTCGACCGTGACGCTGAAAAACACGAAAGAAGGCGGCAAAAGCGCGCTCAAACTCACCGCCCGCTACACCGGCGAGCGCGGGGACCGGATCTCGATGGCTGTCGCCGCCGATCCGACCGACGAAACCAAGGCGCGCTTCACGGTGATGTTCGACGGCGTGCGCAAGGAGAGCTACTCCTACACCAAAATCGACCTCGCCGAACTCGCCGCCAAGCTTGAAGCCAACTCCTCGCTGATCCCGACCGTGGCGGTCCTCGAAGATGGAGTCGCGCTTGCGACGACCGCCAGCACCTCGCTTGCCGGCGGCAACAACGGCGACGAACTCACCTCCAAAGAGTGGCTCGCAGCGACCGAAGCGCTCGAGTTCGAGGACTTCTCGGTCTTCGTCCCCTACGACCTCTCCGACAAAGCGATCCGCGCCAGCCTCTTCGCCTGGACACAGAGCCAGGCCGAAGAGATGCGGCCGGTCTTCACGATCTTCGGTGGTCCCGAAGGCGAGGAACTGATCGACGGCATCGAACGCGCCCGCGAAATCGAAGATCCTCACGTCATCGCGATCGGCGGCGGGGACTTCCATGACGACTTCCTCGACAAGGACATCTCGACCGCCCAGCTCGCCCCGCGCATCGCCGGCATCCTCGCCGGCCTCGGCGAATCCAAGTCGCTGCTGAACGTGCCGATCGCCGGGCTTAAGCAGATCGGCACCTCGCTGATTGCCCCCGACGAGCAGCACACGGCGAGCGAAAACGGCCTCACCGTCTTCCGCCGCACGACGATCCCCGAGGCCGAACTGGTCATCGCCAACGGCGTCACCACCTTCACCGACGACACCGACCTGACCCGGCCGGTGGAACTGTTCAGCGACCCGCGCATTATCCGCGTCGCCGACCTCTTCATCCGTCGCATGAAGGAATGGGGGGACCGCAACATCGTCGGCCCGACCACGGTCACCGAGGAGACCGAAGCGGCCGTCCGCGAGCGCGGCGACGCCGAACTGAAAGCGCTCACCGACCGCAACCTGATCCTGCCGGGCAAAACGCCCGACGAAAAGCCCTTCTTCCGGCTCGTCGACAACGCAGGCAAACCGGCGATCGTCTTCGAGTTCGGCTGGGTCTTCGCGCGGACTACACGATGGTTGATCGGGCGAGGAAGCGTGCGCTGATGGGCCACATCGTTGAGACCGAGCATTCCTATGCGAATACGCAGCCTGCGCATCCAGAATGCAATTGGAAGAAGGGCGCGTCATTGGAGGTGGCTGCGTAATGGGCGGCTTTGCAGGACCGACGGCTTCACTTAAGGCCCGCAACCGCCGCTCCGGCCGTTCTGGCACCGTCTGGTCGGAGGGCAAGATGCTGGGCGAGGTCAGCTCGATCGAATGGACTGTCGAGGTCGAACAGATCGCCGTGCCGATCCCCGGCACTTGGCAGGACGGCCTCAAGCCCGGCGCTGAGGCGCGCCGCGGCACGATGCGGATCGACGATGTCGATGACAAATGGCGCCGCTACGTCTGGGAATTCCTCGATGCTCGCCGCCGCAACGACGCCGAGACGGCCGCCGAGTTCCCCGCCTTCAACATCATCACCCAGATCGCCGATATCGGCACCCCCGGCGGCTCCAAGACGCGCTGGGCGCTGCGCGACTGCCAGCTCTTCAGCTACTCGGGTGGATTCAGCCAGCAGGACCAGTACCTGCAGCGTGACATCCCCTTCAGCTTCGAGTCAGATGCGCCGATCGACTCCTTCGCATACGCCGAAGGCGGCATCGTCAACTACGCGGGTTAGGTCGCAGGGCCGTGGCCCACTGCGACTATGAGTCGGCTTGGTTGGCCCTAGGCGAGCGGCTGCGGGCCAAGCCGGGCTGGGGCTCCAAGGAGCTGCATGAGCTTATGGCCGAGATCGCCGCCGCGCATCGCCTTCCCGAGAACTTCGTCCAGCAGATTGTCCGCCTCTACGGCGGCACAGTTCACCTACAAATCACCCCGGAGACGGGGGCCGCTGGACTCGACGAGTCACTGACCGCCGAGCCCAAGCCACTCGATCCCGAGGCATCAACGGCACTAGGAGGCCATGATGAGCGAGCAGGACACCAAGACAGCGCCGAAGGCAGCACTGGGAGGGGCGAACAGCCGCCCCGAGCCGGGAGCGGTAGCCGAGCAGATCGAGCCACCGTCGCGGCCTGAGAAGCCCGAGGAGCCCAAGCCGGGCGACCACCTGCCGCCAGGGGCACCGGAGGGACTCAAGGAGGCCGTCGCCGGCCCGCTTGATGAGGGCCACGACGATGAGACCGCAGCCGAGGCGGCGATGAAGGAGAAGGGCGCGCTGGACTTCATGCTCAGCAACCCCTCGCCGCAGCCCTTCAAGGTGCCGGCGATCGTCGAGACCCCCGCAGGGCCGAAGAAGCTCACCTTTCACATGCGCCAGATCGACGGCAGCCGGATCGAGGCGCTGGAGAACGAGCACACCAACGGCGTCGGCCCCTTCGCCACGGTCGACCGCACCCGGCTGAACGCCGCCAAGATCGCCGAGGCCACCGAGAAGATGGTCGATGAGAACGGCAAGGAGATGACGCCGGGCGATCCTGAGTTTCTCAGCGGCGGCGAGGGAGTCCCGCATATCGCCTTCGAGCGGATGTTTCGCTATGAGCCCGGCGTCGCCGATCAGATCGCCGAACAGATCGACCGCATGGCCGGACAGGCTCGTGATCGGGTTGGCATGGCGGAGCGGGAGATGACCACGGCAACCCGAAATTTCTAAAGCGGCGTGGGTCGACGTGGCTGATTTTTGCCCAATGGCAGCATCGGGGAATCCGGCCCTCAAAGGCGTGGGCCGGATTCGAGGAGCCACCGTGGCCTTCGCGGGCGGAGGCCGTCGAGAAGGCTTTCGCGATCCACGCCGCCGAGATAGAAGCAACGACGCACGAGCTGCTCAACTCGATCTTGGGAGCCTTGGGAGAGGACGAGTAGATGGCCGGTGAGGTCAGAGGCACTTTCTCGCTCAACGACCGCCCGGCAACGGAGGCGATGCGGCGCCTCCAGCGCCAGGGTGAGGAGCTCGACCTCGTCCTCGACAAGCTCGGCAAAACAGTCGACGGCGTCTTCAGCTCCGAGAATGTCGCCGAAGTCAAGCTCTACGAAGAGGCACTGTCGCGGCTCGACTCCCAAGCGCGACGGACCTTCAACTCGATCGGGCGCAACGCGCGCGAGGCAGAGTTCCAGGTCGTCGGCTCGATCCGCCGCATGGACTCCTCGGTCATCCTCTTCCGCGAGAACCTCGATGCCCTCAGCCGCGAGAAAGCCACGCCGAAGATCAACCTCAAAGGGGTCGATGAGGCGCTGGCCCAGACTGAACTCCTGCACAAACGGATCAACGCGCTCGGGCGCGAGGTGGCGACGCCGCGGGTCGGCGTCTCGCAGTCTTCCTTCGTTTCCGGTGCGGCCAACCGAGCCGCAGGGGGCGGTGGTTCGAGCTTCGGCGGCGGGAGGGGAGGCCTGAACATCCCCTTCGCCGGCACTGCGCCGTGGGCGTTGGTCGGCGGCGCGCTTGCGGCGGCTCCACCCCTCATAGGCGCGACAACGGCTCTCGGCGGCTCGCTTGCCGGCGCCGCGCTTGGAGCAGGCTCAATCGGCCTTGGTGCCGCCGGGGTCGGCGCGACTGCACTGGGAGAGATCGCGCCGGTGGCGGTGTCCTCGATCATCGGCATCAAAGCCGCCTCCAAAGCGCTGAAAAGCTACCGCGAAGAGGTCATCCGCTCAGGCGTCAACTCCGAAGCGGCGAAGGAGAAGTACCGCCTCTACAACATGGAACTGGAAAAAGCCCCGATCGGCACAGCGCGGTTCCTGCGGGCTAAAGAAGGGCTGGTCGAAGATTTCCAGTCGAGCACCAAGCCGGCCCAGCGCGGCTTCACCGGGATCGGCACTCGGGGCCTCAACCTCGGCCGCCAGCTCACCCCGCAGTTCTCGCGCCTCTCCAACGAATTCTTCAACGAAGCCCAGCCGCAGGCCAACAAATTCGCCGACTTCGTTGCCTCGTCCGAATCGCGCCAGTTCTTCGAGTCGATGGGGCGAGAGTCAAAAGCGGCACTCGCGCCGACCGAGCAGATCGCCGAAAGCACCACCGGCACCCTGATGAACCTCTCCCGCGCCGCCCGCCCCTTCTTCCACGAAGGGCTGATGTTCCTCGACAAATGGACGCGCGGCTGGCACACCTCGAGCAAAGACGTTCGCGGCACCCGCGAAGACATGGCGCGCTGGGTCGGCGACCTGAAGACGTGGGCGAAACTCACCGGCGCGACCTTCGAACTGCTGAAGGATCTCGGCTCGGCCGGGGCGGGTGAAGGCAACTCCCTGGTCGGCGACCTGACCAAACAGCTCGAAGTCTGGGACGAATGGGTGCAGCACAACCCGCGTGAGGTCAGGACGTTCTTCAAAGAATCGGTCGAATCCACCGAGAAGCTCGCCGGTGCCATCGGCAAAATCGCCAGCCTGATCTGGCAGATCGGCCGCCAGCTTGGGCCGATGCTCGACCAACTCTCCAACCTCGTCACCTTGGCCGGTAACGCGGGGCTGCTGACCCCCGGTGGTCTACCTCTCCTATTGGCGGGTGGAGCAGGACTACGCAGCGCTACTCGCGGCCTCGGAACTCGCATCCGAGGTGCGGTGCCAGGGATGGGTGGAGGGTTCACCGAAGGGGCGGTGGCTGGTGCTGCCCTGGGCGGGGGTGCAGCGGGAGCAGAGGCCGCAGCGTTTCGTCCTGGTCTCGGCAACGCCTACCGCATCTATCGCAACGTTGGAGAGCGCGGCGTGTTGGGCGCAGGGTTGGGGGCTGCCCGGACTACTGCCGCTGGGGCAGGGCTTGAGCGGTTTGGCCGCGGCTTCGCCGGCCGCTTTCTTCCCTTTGCCCTCCTCAGCGGTGCCCTTGGGGCAGCCGGGACACAGGGCAACTTCCATGAACGTATCCAAGGTGGCCTGTCTCAAGCCACATTCGGCATCATCCCGCCACCCCAAAGCATCGAAGAAAAGTACTCCGGCGGCTACCACGATGCATTGGAAAGCCTTCGCAACAACCAGATCGTCGGCCACCATATGGGCCTTGGCCGCGAACGCCGCTGGGACATGGAGTTGCGCCAAGCACGCGCCCAGTCCCAGTACGGCGGTACCGACCCGAGCCTTCAAGGTGCAGCGGCTGGTTATCGCTCGCGAGCCGAAGACATCGAAGCCAGACAAACAGCCGCAGCGAGCAGCATGCTCGGAGATCTCACAGGTGCCTTCGACATTCGCGGCCGACATGGTGCCGGTGACAAAGCCAACTACCAGCGCACCATCGACGGGATCGAACGGCGTGTCTCGAAACTGCACGGCCGCACCCGCAAGGAGTTCTCGCAGATGGGCATCGACTGGGCGGCCGAAGTGGCCAAGGCCAACCCGAAGCTCAAACGCGCCTATGACGAAATGGCCGAGCAGATGGAAACTCGGCTGCGCAAAGCGGGGGCCGAAATCCGGGTCATCAACGGCAACATCGTCGATGTCTCGGCGAAATCGTGGGGCAAGGTCGCCGACCTGATCGGTTCCGCCACCCAGCGCGCCTACGAGGAAGCCAACAAAAACTTCACCGCGCTCGAGCGACGTGCCTTCTCGATCCTGCGCGAAATGGGCTTTTCATCCAAGGATGCCAAGGGTCTAGTCCATGAAGCCGAGGTCGGCCACCCCTCGAAAGCCAAGAGTGCGGAAGCGGCCGAAGCCCACCGCCACGGGATGACGGCACCGCCGACAACGAGCCAAATCCCCGGCATGGGGCATGCTGCCGGCGGGCGCCTCCCCGTCCCCGCCAACGGATCCGAACGCGATGAGGTCTACATGGGTGGCGGCCAGTGGGGCGCAGGCAACGAGCTGGTCGTGCCGAGCCACACCGAGCGGCAGGTCAACCAGATCCTTGGCCGTGCCGGCAAGACCCTCGGCGGCATGGTCGCGATGAACAACCGCGCTCACTGGCAGATGCCCTCGGCTGCAACCGATTACGCAGCCGGTGGGCGGCGCTTCGCCGTCGGCGGGCGGCAACGTGGCGGCGGCCAAGCATGGCGGGGTATCGGCCCGGCCGGTGTCCACCAGGGCGCGCGCACCGTCGCCGAAGCGATCATGGGCCACTTCCCCGGCCTGCAGGCGACCTCTACGACCTCTGGCGGCCATGTCTCAGGCTCGCTCCACTTTTTGGGTGAGGCGGTCGACCTCGCCGGTTCCTCGCCGGAAATGTTCGCCGCCTCGAACTGGATCGAGAAGTCCGGCCTGTACCGCCAGCTCACTGAGGGCATCCACAATCCGAACCTCTCAGTCAGCGATGGCCGCAACGTGCCATCGAGCTTCTACTCGGCGGTTTGGGCCGAGCACGCGAACCACATCCACATCGGCGTCGCTCATGAAGTCGCGCGCTTGGCCGCTGCGACCCGGCGCGGGGGCTTCCGGGGCGGCGGTGTCGGCGGTGCTGCCCAGATCCACCTGCGCGGCCGTCACTCAGGTCTAGGCGGCGTCCCAGGCGCACTGGCGGACCGGGGCAGCGAATTGATGGCTGCGGGGATGAGCCGCAACCTCAACAAGCTGATCGGGCGAGGTCACGGTGGTGGCCGTGGCGGTAGCACGGCCGCACCAGGTGGCTCGCGCAGCGCCGTCGAACGCCAGATCGCCCAGGAACTCTTCCGCCACGGCGCCAACAAGACCGCCGCCGCGGGGATCATCGGCAACGCCTACCGCGAGTCGGGCATGGACCCTGGCGCGGAAGGCACCGGTGGAGGAGGCCTCTGGGGCTTCACCGCCGGGGCGATCTCGCTCGCCAACCTGAAGGCGGCCGGTGGCTCGAACTGGGAAAGCCCCGGATTCCAGACTCGCTTCATGCTCAGCCACGGCGGGCAGGGCTTGATCGGGCGCCTGAATGCCGCCGGTAGTCCCGAGGCGGCGGCGGCATTGTTCATGAACGAGTGGGAGCGGCCGGGCATCCCCGCGCAGGGCGAGCGCGAATCCGCTGCTCGGGCTGCCTTCCGCAAGGGCTTCAGCCGAGGCGGTCGTGCCTCTCACGGCTTCGCGGGCTGGTTCGCCGACGGCTTCCACGGCCGCGTCAACGAACCGACGCTGATGGGCGTGGGCGAGGCCGGCACCGAGGAAGTCCACATCACCCCGACCCCCAAGCGCGGCAGCGCCGGCCGGCGCCGAGGCAGCTCGGATCGCCCGATCCACGTCGAAGTCAACATGGGGCCGGTCAGCGTCCACGGCCGCGGCGACACCGAGAAGGTCGGCAAGGAAATCGGCCAGCATGCCGCTAGGGAGCTGACCAGGGCCTTGCAGCAGAGCGACGATGTGCGGGACGGTGAGCTGATCGGTGGCTAAACGAAGGGTTCAAGGTGAAGCAGGCGACAACTCCCCGCGTCCGGGCCTACACGCGCGCCTGCGAGCCATTCACGACTTGACCCCGGCGCAGGTGCTGCGCACGCCGCTCTCGCTGCCGGTGATGCTCGGCGAGGAACTGGCGATCGACGAGGAATACCCCTGGGAAGACTTCCCCACCGTCGGCGACGGCGAACACTCCTCCCCCGCGCCCGGCAACGCTCGCCCGCAGGCTCGCTTCACCGGCGAAACGATGAGCCTGACCTGGAGTCCGCGCTGGCTGGCGACGCCCGACATCAGCCCCGAGCATGTGCGCCGCGAGCTGCTGCGGATCGGTCGCAAGCGAGCCATCTTCGACCTGCTGATCGTCAACAAGCCCTCATCTGAGTTCGCCGAGTTCTCGGGCTACGCCAACATCAGGCGGATCTCGCGCGCGATCAAGCGCGGCGAGGCCGATACCCGCTACTACACGATCGACTTCGCCGAGTACCGCTCGATGGACGTTGGCCGGCGCAAGCACCGCTTCGGCGCTCAGCACCCGAGCACCCACGCCCTCGATGCCAACGACACGCTGCGCTCGCTTGCCCGCGAGCTGCTCGGCAACGAGGGCTACTGGCGCAACATCGCCGAGGCCAACGGCCTGACCAAATGGGGCTCCAACGACCCGATCGTCGACTCCAAGCGCTACAGCGTCGGCGACCGGATCAAGATCCCCGACACCGAAAGTGGCGGCGGCACGGCCTTCCCCGGCCGCGATCAGGTCGGGGCCATCGCCCAAAACGAACCGGCGAACTGATGCTGGCGCTGCTCTTCGCGGTCGCACTGCAAGCCTCCAACGGGGCGCGCCAGCACGCCAACTCCAAAGACGGCCAGCTCCGCCGCCCGAACCTCTCGCGCTTCTACGGCAAGAAGGTCGCCGACCTGCACCCCGGCAACTACGACTTCCGCATCCGGCTGATCCGCGTCGCGGTCACCGGCAAGGGCCGCATCACCACCCTCAACCGCAACGCGACATCGGTGGAATGGAACGACGAAGGCGACACGCTCTCGGGCAGTATCACCATGCGGCGTCCGTGGCGACTGAAGCCCGGCTCGCTGCCGGTCAGCCGTGGCGACGGCGTGCGCCTCGAAGTGAAGTGGGCGGGCAAATGGACCGAGCTGTGGACGCTCTGGGTGGCCGGGGAACCCGAAGTCTCCCTCGCCGGCGGTGAAGTCAACTGCGAACTGGCCGACGAACTGTTCCCGCTGAAGAAGAATGAGCGCGACTGGGAGTTCAAGAAGGCCAAGAAAGGGCCGCGCCGCAAAGGCTGGACGATGGACGAGGTCGTGCGCTTCGTCTGCAGGTCCGAGCGGGTGCGGCCGGGGCGGATCGCGCAGGGCGCCAAGCGCTTTGAGATCAAGAAGATGAAGAAAGCCTCGGGCCTCGAGGTAATCCGCCGTGCCGTCGCCCAAGAGGCCAACAAGACTGGCCGCAAGTTCCTGATCCAGATGCACAAGGGCAAGCTCGATGTGCTGCCGCTGCGCCGCCCCGGCACCCTCTTCGTCATCAACGGGGTCGAGCTCGAAGCCTCGACCACGGGCGAGGCCAAGCAGAAGCACCCGGCTACCGTGATCGAAGCCAAGGGGCGGCTGAAAGGCAACGACGGCAAAGACGGCAAGCTCAAAGTGACGGTCTCCCGCCAAGGCGCGATGCGGCGCTTCGGGCGGATCGTGAAGGAAAAAGACTACGGGCGAGTGGACTCCAAGGAGAACCTGCGAGAAGAAGCTACGCGCGACCTCGCCGGCGAGCTGAAAGTCACCCGCACCGCCACCCTGTCACTGCCCGGCATCCCCTTCCTGCAGAAAGGCTCGACCCTGCGCTGGGTGATCGGCGAGCCGGGCTGGCACGGGAAAACGCAGCTCGCCAAAGCCTCACGCGACAAGTCCTACGCCTTCGTCACTTCCGCCCAGCACTCGCTGACGCCGCAGAGCTACTCGACTACGGTGCAGATCGACCAAGCAGATTTGTACTTCGAAGATGCGCAGAGGCAGGATGAAGAATCTCGGAATGACAAGCGGAACCAGCGGAAAAATCGCCAAACCAGCGAATAGGCTGTAGCTGATGCGAGGCACCCTTCAACAGCGCTTCGACGCCAAGTGGCAACTCGACCCCGAGACGGGCTGCTGGCTGTGGACGGCGAGTGTACGAGGCGGTTGCTATGGCACGATTCGTGCCGTGAAGCATGGCTGCGCACGGATGAGACGTGCCAGTCATATCGCATGGGAGCTATATCGCGGCCCAATCCCCGAGGGCGCCCACGTCCTGCACCACTGCGACACCCCTGCCTGCGTCAACCCTGAGCACCTGTTCCTCGGCGATCATGCTGGCAACATGGCCGATCGCGATGCAAAGGGGCGTACGGCGAAGGGCGAGGATGGTGGAGGGGCCAAGCTCTCCGAAAAAAAAGCCCGCGCGATCCTTGCTTTGCGCGGAAGGGGCTTAAGCCAGAATCGTGTTGCTGCTGAGTTTGGCGTTCGCCAGTCGCAAATCTCCCGCATTTGGCATGGCAAACGCTGGGCGCATCTACAGGGAGCAAAGCAATGACTATTGCGTTTGACGACCCAGTGGCCGCGCAAATCCTACCTGAGCTAATGATCGCCCGCCGCGCCTTCCCGGTGGCCCAAGAACTCCTCAGCGGCCCGGTGCTGCGCAAGGCGGCCTCCTCGGCGAACGTCGGCTGGCACGATACCGAAGTCTGCGCCGAGACCGGAGCGATCGCGGTGGTGCCCTCGGAAGGAGAGCTGGTCGACCTGGTCGGGGAGATCATCGTCGTCAAGCGCCACTTGCCGACCGAAGTCCGCGGCGCCTTCGTCTACGTGCTTGCCCGCGCCGCGGTGCCCAATGACCTCTCGCTCTCGCGCCGCGCATTCCTACACCTAGGCCTGCTCTCCGGCACCGCCCTTGACTGTTCTGTCGAGGTAATCAGTTGAGCGGGGAGCTGCGTGCCTTCGCCGATGAGGTGCGGCGGATCGTCCGCGAGGGCGCTGCCCGTCACTCCCCGTCGGTCGAGCGCTATCAGGTCATCGCCCGCAAACCGCTGACCTTGGAAGCGATGGGTTCCGACAAGCGTCTCGTCGATGGCGAAGACGGCTTCGACATCGCCCATTCGGTGAAGACGCATGCCCGTGTCAAAGACACAGTCTTCGTGGATACCGACGAGCACGGCGACAAGATCGCCAGGGGAGTGCTGCTGCCCTCGGGCAAAGAAGACGAAGAAGGCACCGTTGGCCCGGAAGGACCGCCAGGACCCGAAGGCCCGAAAGGGGCAATCGGCTCTACTGGACCCGAAGGGCCAGAAGGCCCGGAAGGGAAACAGGGCGTCAAAGGCGATACGGGGGCAACAGGCCCCGAAGGGCCTAAAGGCGCGACTGGATCGGCTGGAGCGACCGGCCCAGAAGGCCCGGAAGGGGCGACGGGCGAAACCGGGGCGAAAGGTGCGAAGGGCGAAAAAGGCGAAGCCGGGATCTCGCCGGCCGACTGGAAGGATTCGGTGCGGGTGGCGACCACGGCCAACATCACGATCTCCACGGCGCTAAACAACGGCGACTCGCTCGATGGTGTGACGCTGGCGACCGGGGACCGGGTGCTGGTCAAGAATCAGACGACGACGAAAGAAAACGGGATCTGGGTTGTAGGAACTTCGCCCGCCCGTGCCACCGATGCCGATGCGGCTGGCGAGCTTTCCGGCGGCTCCAGCGTCTACGTCGAGGAAGGCACGGTCAACGATGGCAGCACTTGGGTTATCTCTACACCGGGATCAATCACGCCTGGCACGACCTCACATACCTGGCGTACTGCCGTTCCCTATGCCGGGTGCGCGGTTAAGAGCACCGTAGCCCAATCGGCTGCGAATGCAAGCGACATAGCGATCAAATTTAATGCGGAAATCTACGACAATGGGGACTGCTGGCAGTCTGGTAATCCCGAACGCTTCACGGTACCGGCCGGGCAGGGCGGTATCTGGCTCTTTACGGCATCCTTCCGCACCACTGGCGCCGCCGCAAATCGCTATCTCGATGTGCGAGTCAACGGCAGTTCGAACAAGCGGATCGGCGGGAATGGGTCGAATAGCATCACCCTTGAGGTGACAGCTATCGCGAACCTCAATGCTGGCGATTACATCGAAGTTCACTTTTACCAGGAAACAGGCGGCACCATTGAACTCTCGAAAGACGAGTACGAAAGCGGCCCGAGCATCTTCCGGGCCTCCTTCGAGAGGCTTCGCTGATGCTCTCCAAGCACCCGAAAGGGCAGCAGGTAACCTAGTCCGGTGGCGGAAGTCCTCGACATCGAGACCGGCCTCGAGCTGATCCCCGTCGCCGTCGGGGAAGTCATCGACGCCGATGCCCAACTCGACGCGGCGGAAGCCTCGTTGCTCGACGACCCGCTGGCGACCACCACGACGCAGGATCCCGTCGTCCCCTTCGGGCGCACCGCGCCCTTTGACTACGCCACCGGGCGCTTCGTCCGCCTCGGAGACGGCGCGATCCCTTGGGTCAGCGGACGCGATGCGCTGCGCGAGTGGATCTACGCCTCGCTGCAAACCGGCCGCGGCGGCTGCCCGCTGTACGACAATGAAGTCGGCTTCGAGCGCCCCAACGACTTCCTCGGCACCGTCGACCCTGCCGAGCAGATGGGCACCTTCGAGGAACGCCTGCGCGACTGCGTGCTGGTCCATGAGCGGATCGAGGACATCGACGACTACGAAGCCGACCATGATCCCTCCACCGGCGTGATCTCGCTCATCGACCTGACGATCGTCACCGACGAAGCCGAAGCGCTCCCCGTCGGCAGCTTCGATGCGACAGGGGGCGTCTGATGGGCGGCTCCATCAGCTTCGGCGACCTGCTCACCATTTTGCCGCTTTTTGCGGAGGAGACCGAGGAGGCGATATGGGCACGCTGGAGCGCCTGGGCCAACGAAGGGGTCACGCCCGATCAACCCGAGGAGTGGATCGACACCCGGCCGCCGGGTCACTTCTACACTTGGGCGCGGCCCGGCGTGCGCGAGGTGGCAAAGCTCTATGACCTGATGGGAACCGACTTCCTCGCCGCGACGATGGCGATCTCAAGCTGGGGCAGCTACCTGGACTCGATCGCCGCGGGCTTCAAAGTCGAGCGCCTCGAAGCAACTAACGCCGACGGCCGCGTCACCTTCTTCGGCGAGGTCGGCTTGGAAATCGTCTCCGGCGCCCATGTCGGCGCCGAGGTCGCCACCGAAGAAGAGCAGGCCAAGGAATACGAGGTCACCGAAACCGGCACGATCGGCGAAGTCCTCGGGTCTCCCGTCAAACTCGAAGCGACCACCGAATCGACCGGCGGCGGCCTTGCCGACGGCGATCACTACTACGTCATCACCACGGTCAACGCCGAGGGCGAGTCGACGCCGACGGCGGCGCTGAAAGTCGTGTTGGCGGTCGGCGGCGATGGGATCGTCAACCTGACCTGGGACGCGCTGGCCGGGGCGACGGCTTATCGCGTCTACCACGGCACCGTCGAAGGCGGCCCCTTCTCTTTCCTCGCCGAAGTCACCCCTGCCGCCTACAAAGACGATGCCAGCCCGGCCCCCGACACCACGATCCACCCTCCGGCGAAGGACGAAACCGGCGGGCGCGTCACCCTCCCGGTCGAGGCGGTGCAGCCCGGCGTCGCCTTCAACGCCAATGCCGGCGAGGTGACGGTGCAGCTCTCGGAGATCGGCGCGACCTCGATCGTCAACGAAGATGCCCTCGACGGCGGCACCGACCCCGAGACAGACGAAGCCCTGCTGACCCGCCTGCTGGCGCGCTTCAAAGGGATCGGAGCGGGCAACAAACGCGCCTACAAAGTCTGGGCCAGCGAAATCCCCGGCGTCGGCCGCGTAACTGTGATCCCGGATTGGGAAGGGCCGAACACGGTGCTGGTCGTGGTGCTGACCGCGACCGGCGACCCGGTGGCCGAATCGGTGATCGAAGCCGTGCAGGCATACCTCGATCCGGTCAAAGACCAAGCCGAAGGCCAAGCCCCGATCGGCCACGACGTGACCGTGAGCACGGCCGAAGCGGTGGCGGTTGACTTCGCCGCCAAAATTGAGTTCTCCCCGGGCTTCTCCCTTGACGGCGCAGGCGGCACGATCGCGATGCGCGACGAACTCACCGAAGCGATCGAAGCCTACTTGGAGCTCGGCGAACCCGGCAGCGAGATCGTCCGCCTCAAGGCAGCGGCGCGGCTGCTCTCCTTCGATGGCGTCCACGACGTGGCCGAAGTCAAACTCGACGGCAAAGAAGAAAACGTCCTGCTTAGCGCGGAACCGGCTCAGGTAGCCGAACTTAACGAAATCTCGCTGTCCGAAGGCGCGGTGTGATGTGCCTGCCCTCTCGGCGCTGACCCCTCTCGGGCGCCAAATCCTGCAAGAACTCCCCGGCTGGGCCGCCTCAGAGCCGCTCTACCGCGCTGCAGCCCACATCTGGAGTAAGGAGGCAGAGAGGATGCTCGCACGGGCAGAGGAAGTCCGCGACGCCGCTATCCCGGCCCGTGAAGGCGCTCTCGGCATCGAACTCTGGGAGATCCAGCTACATCTCCCCCGCAACCCGCCCGGCTTCACCGAACCGCAGCGCTGGGAAGCGATCCTGGCGCGACTGCGCCGAGCCATCGAAGACCCCTCCGGCCTGACTTGGATCGCTCGCGTCACCGAACAGATCGGCTCGGGCTGGACCTACGTCGAGGAAGCGCCGAACATCATCAAAGTTACGGCTCCCTGGCCCCCCGGCTCCGACGCCTTCCTCTTCGGCGAAAGCGTCCTGCTGGAAGAAATCCCCGCCGCCTGGACCCTCGTCTACGTCTCCGTGGAAGGCTTCGTCCTCGACGCCAGCAAGCTCGACTTGGAGGAGCTGGACTAGCGGCAACGAAACGCGCTGGCGGCTAGCCTTGCGAGGCGATGGCGAAACTCCCATGCAGGAAATGCGGCGCTGACAAGCCGCCAGGCCGTGGCCGTGCCTTGTGCGACAACTGCCGTAAGCCACCACGCCCAACGAGCTTTTCATGCCTCGACTGCGGTGGCCCTCGTCCCCGGGGTTCAGGGCAAAGGTATTGCGGAGAATGCTCAGCGCGGCAAAAGGAGCGTGGGCGGATAGATCCATGCGTCCGCTGCGGCGGCGAGAAGCCCACTGGGCAGGGGCGGCAACTTTGTGACGACTGCCGACTGGCACCGGCTGGGACGGAGTACAAAGAAGCATGGCTAGCTGCGCACCCGCATTATCTGCGCGAACTCGGGAGGGAGAGACGGCGAGAAACGGCAAAATGCAAGCGTTGCGGTGGACCAAAACCAGAAGGCAGCGGGCGAAGGTTCTGCGATGCTTGCAAGCTGTCGGATGAGGAGATCGCCCTACTCCATAAGCCCCGGAAGCCTTGTAAACGCTGCGGCAACGCAAAGCTTCCTGGTGTAGGGCGTGAATACTGTGCGGCGTGTGCCCTGCATATGGAGGATTGGCATGCCGTGGTAAAAAGGTGGAACTACCGCCCGAGGTTCCGGGATGAAGCCAAGATACTGCGGAATCGAACCGCGAGTTGTCGCCGCCGGTATCTCGCTGAACGTCTTGAAAAGATCGACCGCCAACTCGTCTGGGAACGCGATGAGGGCATCTGTGGGATATGTGGCGAAGCTGCTGGTGAGGGTTGGGAGCTTGACCATGTGATCCCGATCTCAAGAGGTGGAGTGCATACCTACAGCAATGTGCAGGTTTCGCACCGAACATGTAATCGTTGGAAGTGGGCGAAGTTGCCAGAGGAGTTGACCGGTAGTGCCGCTTAATCATGAAATGAAACGAGAAGAGGTGCTCGGCAGTTATTTCATGAACCGAATACAGGATTTTTTGAGCGCAGCCCGCACCGACCTTCGCCTCAGCCTCAAAGACTCCGACACGATCCAGATCATCCCCGACCCCGAGCTAGGGGTCGCCGCCATCGCTGTCCAAGGCCGCTGGCGCTACATCGAAGCGACGATCACACGCGATCACCCCGGCGGAGCAAAAGGCACCTTCACGATCTGGGCCGTCGCCAAAGACAACGAAGTCGACAACTCGCCCAAACCCTTCACCGATCACACCGACTATGCCTTCGACCTGCGGATCACCAAAGGCGAAGAAGCGCCCTCGGGGTCCGGCGTCGTGATCTACGAGAAGATCGGCGAACTCGACTGGACCGGCACCGAAATCGAAGCCGTGCGACAGACGCACGGCTCCGTCACCGGCGCGATGATCGAGCCCACCGCCCTCTCCAGCTCATCGCCGAGCGACATCACCTGGACCCGCGCAGCCAACGGCGGGTTGATCGCCGGGCTGAAGACAGACTCGGTAGGAGCCAACGAGGTCGCCAACGGCTCGCTCACCGATGCCGAGATCGCCGCCGCCAACAAAGACGGCGAAGCTGCCACCGCCTCAATGCGCACCCTTGGCACCGGGGCCAAACAGGCCGCCGCCGGGAACGATGCGCGGCTCTCCGATGAACGGGTGCCGAAAGCCAACTCGGTCAACAGCTCGAAGATTGAAGACGGGTCGATCAGCCTTGTCGATCTTGCGGCAGCCGCCAAGCCACTCACTTGGTATACGCCGGAGATCATCGCGACCGAAGAGAGCCGCGAAAATGCAGCGTTCGGCACGTTGGCTACTGCGGATGAAATCAAAAACGTGGTGCTGCCGGAAGGTGGGCTGATTGTGCTGGCCTACGTGGCGAAGGCCAAGAATTCGGTCAATGGCGCTGGTCGGGCCGCTATCTTCCTCGCTGCTAACCAGCTTAAGAACCCGAGAACGGCCACCGCCCAAGAAATAGTTTTTCTGAGTGAAACTGCCTTCGGAACTCTCGTTACTTACCAAGGGGGACTTGAAATTGCGGCTGGCGCAAGCGCAATTCCGACTACTGGAGCGTATCTTGGGGTAGGCGGCGGGGTTGCTGGCGGCGGGGTTTGTTACATTTTTGCTGCCGCTGGAACTTACGATGTGAGCATTCAGTTCAAGGCAACCTCGGGCTCAATTACCGTTAAGGAACGGAAGCTCTGGGTTGCAACGATGGGCTTCTAGCTCGGCTTGCTGATAAGCCCGGTGAATTCTTCGGAAGTTTCCCGAGAGGAACAATGAACGCTTTCGTTCTTCGCGACCCAGCCCCCTGAGCGTCCGATCAGCCAATGGGCATGAATCCAGAGCCAAGAGCGTCCGCTTTGGAATCCGGCGCCGATGACACGGAAGCGGCCAGTCCGGCAGGTCATCCCGTTTAGCCACCGAACTCGGCAGCGCCAGTCATGCCAGTCAACCTTCCCGTGGCGGCAGTCAATCCAACCGGCATGCCGTTCCGCCCAGCCTTCAAGGTTCATTAGGGTGCGCTGAACGGCTCGTTTGGCCGTGGGGCGTTTTACCTTGGGCTTGTGGCTCCATTGCCGAACTTCTTTTTCGTGCTGGGTAGCATGATCGCCCGAAGCAGCAGGCACCACCCCCACCGCCCAAATCACAACCCCAAGGGTCAGGACGTGTCGGAGTTGCCTGTTCACGACTTCGCCTCCGACAACGCGGCATGCCCCGCAACCGTGAGGAACAGGCGCCCGATATCGACTTCGACCCAGCCCCGTTTCCGGCAGCTAGCCAAGGAGTTGCCGTGGATTGCCTTGCCGTCGTAGACGAGATGGCCCTGCCCGTCGACCAGCACTTGGCCGGCCTCGACCGCTTCCAACGCGATTCTCTGAGCTTCGGTCATCGCCCTTCTGTCTCCTCTCGTGCCTTCATCAGGCTCCGCGTGGCCCGTTGTTCGGCGAGCGGGACTACGGCCTTGAGGGCGTAGAGCAACGAAATGCGGTCGCGTTCATGCTCGGTGAAGCTCTGGAATCGATTGGCCCACCCGGCCTTATACGCGGCTTCGACCCACTCCTCGGGCACGATCGCATCGCGGCTCATCGCCGACCCGCCTCTCGCGTATCGACGGACCCGGGGCCTACCGCCACCCGAGCCCCAAGGTTCTCGGCGAGAACGATCTGCTGGCGTGCGATCTTCGAGATCAGAGCCTCGACCGTCAAGCCCTGTCGTGCCGCGATTGCGGTGAGGCGCGCGAACTCTTCGCCAGTTAGGTCAAGCGCAGTGCTAATCATTAGCGCCGACCATATCCTCGGCCGCAGATCGGTGTCGGCGCTCAGCGGGCACCAGAGCGGCGCGCAGGGCTTTCAGTGGGTTCTTCATGATCCCTCCTCGGGAAAGGCGTGGTCGAAGGCGGCTGCGCACGTTCCCGCTGCCTCCCCTCTGTGGGCACCTGGGTTCGGGCAGTCTTCCCAGAATGGCGGTCCTCCCTGTCCTTCGCCCTCGTAGACGAACTTCG